AGGACAAACGATGATTGTGAGCGAGAAGTTCTCAAAACGTGAGCTTGTCATGGTTGACAACAGCGACGACAAGTATCCTCAGTACGTAAGCTTTGAGTTCACTCAAGACAAGACGAGTTTACTTGACAACGTGATGGAAGGCCAAGAGATCGAGCTGTCGTTCAATCTGAGAGGTAGAGAGTGGACATCGCCAGCAGGTGACGTTAAGTACTTCAACACCTTACAAGGTTGGAAGATTGAGGGAGAGGCTCCAAAGCAAGCAGAGATTAAACAAGATGACGCATTACCTTTTTAATTATGACAGCAAATAAACTAATAGGCATGTTGTTTCAGAGTAGAGACATAATGCACATCGCACACTTACAGACAACATCTTACGCAGAGCACAAGGCTTTAGCGTCTTACTATGATGGGATACTTGATCTTACAGACTCATTTACTGAGAAATATTTCGGTAGAAACAAAAGACTTCCGATAGTTATACCAGAATCAAAGAACGAAGATTCGATCAGTCATTTAAAGATGATGCAAAAAACTCTTGAGGAAGAGAGACCTAACTATCCATCTGACTTGCAGAACATAATGGATGAGATGATAGGTCTAGTTAACGAGACATTATACTTGTTAACATTAACCTAAACGCTTAATAGTGCAAAGTACAAGCACCGAGCAGGGAGCGGAGCCTGCTACACGCCCCCCTGTGGTGAGATAGCCACAGGCCCAGTGCCATCGAGCTTACCGTTAGATCAGCTCACTTGTATGGCCTTCTCTGTATCGGGAAATTGGACGTGTCCTTATAACTGATACAACCCCCTAGTAAGACTATCTGATCAATAGCCACTGCTAGGGGTTATTTTATAGTCAGGTGGCGGAATTGGTAGACGCTATAGGATGGAGTGATAAAGATTTGAAAATATAATCGTAAGCACACCTCATACTTAGGAGAAATCCCATCATAGATACAGGTTCGAATCCTGTCCTGACAACAAATTTGTTCATGGTGGACAGCAGTTAGGGTTCTGAGGTTAGCCTCCACATAGGTAAAAACTCTAGGCAGATGGGTGTGGTCAGTCTGTCTTTTTTTAAATCAAAAGATATGTACAAACAAGGAGAAAAAGTTTACGTCATCAAGTTAGTTGATGACAAGCGCTACTTCGATAGGTATGAGGTGGTGAGCGTTGAGGACGCTAAGGAGCACGGCTGTTGGTTAACAGGTATCAATCAGCTTGGCAATCAGACAACCAGATGGTACAACAATTCTGAATTTATAAAGTCAGATAGTATTGTCGAGTCACTGGTCAATCAATTGAGAGATCGATCGGCTGTTGGGATGGCTAAGTACAATACGAATTTAGATCGTAATGACTTAACGATAAAGGAATGGGTTGAGCATGCCAAGCAGGAGGCTATGGATTTAAGTTTATATCTAGAAAAAATAAAACAAATGTTATAAAAACAGCAGTAGAATGGTTAGAGCAACAACTTTTCAATAATTTAGGGAAGTTTACAAAAGGAGATATTGATAAAGCAAAACAAATGGAGAAAGAGCAAATAATTGAAGCGCACGGAAACAAGAAGCGAAATTCAAGTGGTGTAACTAATTACGAATATACTTATACAGGTGAAGATTATTATAACGAGAAGTTTAACGGAATAACAATAAGAAAATGAACTTAGAAAATTTTTATATAGAACACAGCTTTTTACATAATGAACAGCAAGTTACCTTTAATTGGGAAGACGACGGATTGACATTTTACGTAGTAGCTGAATACGGACTTGACGCGTATAGTAATGAAGTCGTACTTGAAAGAATAGTGCAGTCGGAGTGTTGGAGTGAAGTAGAACCTATTACTAAATTCGTTATTTCGGATGCTATGTTAGACTACTTAGAAGAGGAGTTAATTAGCTACCAAAAGACGAATCCATCCGTGTTTTTAGAGGATTATGACAACGACTATTTAAACTATTGGATATGATGACACTACTTAAACAAATTGAATACTGGAAAAGAAACGGGAATTTCAACTTTGAATTGTATTTAGCAGTATGTAAGGCTAAAGAATACACGATAAATATAGACACTAAACAAAAAGTTTTTAGATATGAGAAAAAGAAAATATCCAACAAATGACGCCTTCGTTTTGGCTGCTATTAAAAAGCAGTTACAAATGGCTAACCTACCAACCGACCTGTACGAAAAAGAGGAAAATTGGTATTCGAATGAAATAAGCTACGAAAAGTACGTAGAATTCAAAGAGTGGTGGTTAAAAGAAGCACAAGAGCAATTTAGATACACGAAAGCGCATACGATAAAAGCGTGGGGGTGGTTTGATTTATCTTATGGTTTAAAAGTTCCTATTCAACAAGGCAATGAAGACTTATAAAGTATGGATTTGGTTCACTTACGGAAGTAAGAAGGAACTAAGTTACAAAATAGTACAAGCTAACTCACCTGAAGATGCTAAAAAGAAAGCTGATGTGTGGGAAAAGATTATACATAAAGTAGAACTTGTAAAAAGTATTTAAGGTTATAGGCTTACTTTGTAAAAAGTATTTAAGGTTATAAACTGATATTTGTCAAGTTTTTCGCACAATAAAATAGACATTAAAGTATAATTTAAATACAACAGTATAATATAATAAACATAAAATAAAAATAATTATGAAAACAGCAGTAGAATGGTTACAAGATACTTGGTTAAATTATCCTGACTTATGTAGTTATGATAAAATACAAGAATGGTTTGAACAAGCCAAAGAAATGGAAAAGGAGCAGATGATTTTAATTTATAAAGCAGCTTTTCAAGATGGTTTTAATGGAGAATTATTTGAATTTGAAAAATACTACAATGAAACCTTTAAATCAGAATAAGATGAAAAACTTAGAAAGAATACTGCTTCCGTTGGCAGGTATCGGAGCATTTGAATTAATTAAATACTTACTATCATGACACCAAAAGAAAAGGCAACAGAAATATATGAAGATTTTTTAAGCATCAGTCACGACATGAGTCCAGAACATGCCAGAAGATCAGCCATCAAAGCAGTAGAGCTTATGTGTAAAGTAGTTAACCCATTGTATTTAGATTATCATCTTGATGTATTAGAAGAACTAAATGGCGATAGTATATAACTCAGTGACATGCCTACAGTGTTTGAAAACACTAGTAAGCCGACACGTACATGACTTCAAAAGATGCGGATGTCCTAACGATGCTTCAGTGGATGGTGGTTCGTACTACCAAAAATACGGAGCAAAAGACATGAAAAAGATACATGCGTATGCTATAAATGATGACGATGACTTTGAGCTTGTACGTCAGTTTGCCACACGGGGTAGCCGTGGAATTGATGGCAAACAACCTCTTACATGGATACCGATCGCACAGCTAACAGACGATCACATCCAAGCAATACTTGAATATGGTGGTGCAGAATGGCACCTTGAATTATTAAAAAAAGAAATTAAATACAGACATGAAATCAACAATCCAATCGATCATTGATAGGGACGACCTAAGTTCACCATCAAGAAAACAGCATCTCGTTCACAAGAGAGCACACCTTTATGTTCAGTTGAGAAGGGCAGGTTTTACATTAAAGGAGATAGGCCAGTTGTTCAATCGGGACCACAGTGCGGTCCACTATTGGATCAACAAATATGAATACCTATTATCAGTTAATGACAAAATACTTTTAAACGACATAAAGGAATATGATAACATACTTTAAATCAATCAACGACACATCATCACCTTACCACGTAGATGTATCCGTAGCTATCTCAAGGATACGCGATGGTAAATCTATGCAGTTGGTTACTGACGTTAGATTTGAGACAGACAAAAACAAACGCAACGAGAAGAAGAAATTACTTCCAGCGATATGTTTCTCTGGTCAGTTCTCAAAACGTGCAGACACTGCTTGCATAAATCATAGCGGTCTAATATGTATAGACTTCGATGGGTTTGACGATGATGTACATCTATCTAACTTTCGGAAAAAAGTAGAGAGCGATGACTACACATATGCGTGTTTCTTGTCACCTTCTGGCGATGGGTTAAAGGTTCTTGTGAGGATACCAAAAAATCCAATGCATCATAAGCACTACTTTAACGCACTAAAGACGTACTATAACATCCCACAGTTTGACACCACGTCGCGCAACATATCAAGGGTTTGTTATGAGTCATACGATCCAGACATATACGTAAACGAGCTGTCTTCAATATGGACTCAGATAGAGGGTGATGTTGAGGTTCCAGTAGAACGTAAGTCTGTTATGTTTGTTGTTGAGGATCACCAAGAGATAGTTCGTAGACTTAACTTATGGTGGAACAAAAATCACGGCATGGTGCCAGGACAGCGTAACAATAACTTATTCATACTAGCATCAGCACTAAATGAGTATGGCATAAATAAAGAGGACGCTATGGCAGTACTTCATGAGCACGACGTAGATGGATCAATGTCTAGAGAGATACCAACCATCATATACAGCGCTTATAAGAACGTACAGCAGTTCAATACAAAATACTTTGAGGACAAAGAGAAGGAGACGTCTATAAAGAATGACATAAAGATGGGTATTCCTGTAGAACAAGTTGTGGACAAGTACGCCATAAGTACCGACCAAGTTCCAGACAGTGATGAAGACTTTTGGACCAAGAGCAGTAAGGGTAAGATAGACCTAGTGCCACACCTCTTCAGACGTTTTTTAGAGAGGAGCGGTTTCTATAAATACTATCCACCAACGTCTATGAATTTTGTATTTGTTAGAGTGGTTGACAATACGATCAGTGATGTAAACGAAGATGTAATTAAAGACTTCGTTCTCAAGTACTTATACGATCGTAATGACATGTCGGTGTACAACTTCTTTGCGATCAACACTAAGTTCTTCCAAGAGACATTCCTAAACTATGTCTCTAAGATCGATGCTGACTTCATTAAAGACACCCCAGATGTAGCATACCTATATTACCTAAACTGCGCTGTTAGGGTGTCGAAGTCAAGAATTGACATGATAGACTACAAAGACCTATCTGGTTATGTGTGGGAGAAGCAGAAGATACAGCGTAACTTTAACATATCATCATTTGATGATTGTGAGTACAAGAGATTCATCAACAACATAGCTGGTGACACGCCAGATAGACAGCGTTCTGTTGAGTCGACAATTGGTTATTTGATGCATTCGCATAAGCCTGCAAGCTATGCTCCTGCGATAATACTTAATGACGAGGTGATCAGTGACAACCCAGAGGGAGGTACTGGTAAGGGTATATTCGTAAAGTCTATCAGCCACATGAAGAAGATGGTGATAATAGACGGAAAGGGATTCAGCTTTCAGAAGTCATTCCCATATCAACGTGTACAGGTTGACACGCAGGTGTTGGTGTTTGATGATGTCGCTCGTCACTTTGACTTTGAGAGATTGTTCTCAGTAATTACTGAGGGTATAACACTTGAGAAGAAAAACAAGGATGAGATTAAGCTAGAGTTCGAGGACTCTCCAAAGATTGTCATAACTACAAACTATGCCATCAGAGGAGCTGGTAATTCATTTGAGAGACGTAAGTGGGACCTAGAGTTCAAACAGCACTACTCAAAGAACTACACGCCAGAGAGTGAGTTCGGCCATATGTTATTTACAGACTGGAATGATGACGAGTGGATACGCTTTGACAACTACATGATATCAAACCTACAGTTGTATCTAAATAAAGGTTTGATGCAAAGTGAGTTCAAGAATTTAAAAACTCGTAAATTTATTGCTGAAACAAGTGCTGACTTTTGGGAGTGGTGTACATCCAAGGATAACATGGGTACAAAAGCTAACATGCCGACACTTGGGAATACTCTATATAACTCATTTGTTTCCGAGTATCCAGACTTTGGTAACTATGGTAGGTACAAGATATCGCAGATAAAGTTCTACAGATGGTTAGATTCATTCGGTGAATATCAGTACGGAATGAAGCCAGAGATTACTCGTGGAGCAAATGGTAAGAATGTAGAATTTAAGATAAAGCAGAATGAGCAAAGTAGGTTAAACTTTTAAATTATGAGCGCAATAGCAAAACTTAAAGAAAAAATAGGTGCAATAGGCAAGCTATTGAGCGTTACAGCTAACAGCACAAGGAGACATGCAGAGCTTACAGAGATGTACGAAGACTATACAATGACGCATGACTTCTTGTCTGGTAGCGTAGACAGACTTAACTATAGGCCATATTATTCTATCAAGGAGCTATTACGTTCTAAACATCAAAACGAATTAAATGAAATCTACAATGAACTTAAGAGACTATCAGTCAGAGATAGCACAGAGAGCGAATCAGATACTCTCGAATAAAAACATAGTATATCTTGCTATGGAAGTAAGGACTGGCAAGACAGCAACATCACTTGAGATAGCTAGGTTATACGGATCTAAAAGAGTTTTATTCCTAACAAAGAAGAAGGCTATAAAGTCAATAGAGAACGACTATAGAGATTTCGGTTTCTCGGAACACTTTGATATTACTGTGATAAATGACGAGTCTATGCATAAGCTAGAGGATAATAACTACGATCTAATCATACACGATGAGCATCATAGGTTTGGGGCATTTCCAAAGCCAGGGATACACACAAAGATGTATAAGCAGATGTTTGCATTCAAGCCAATGATCTTCCTATCTGGAACACCAAGCCCAGAGTCATACAGTCAGATATATCATCAGTTTTGGGTGAGTGCATACAGTCCTTTCAAACACTACGTTAATTTTTATAGATGGGCCGATGACTATGTCAATAAGTATCAACGGAATATAAACGGCATACTTATAAATGAGTACGACAAGGGTATAGAGCAGAAGATAATGTCTGCCGTTTCTGAGTATATGATAACCTTCCAACAAAAGCAGGCTGGATTCTCTACTGAGATAGAGGAAGAGATATTGCATATCGCGATGAGCGATACCATAAAAAACATAATAAAAAAATTAGAGCGTGATCTAGTTGTTGAAGGTAAGGACGAAGTCATATTGGCCGACACGCCAGTAAAACTTATGCAAAAAATACATCAGTTATGTAGTGGTACCGTGAAATTTGAGAGCGGTAACAGTATGGTTATTGACACCACAAAAGCTGAGTTTATAAAGTCGCAATTTGCGACATTAAAGATCGGAGTATTCTATAAGTTTAAAGAGGAGCTTAATGCACTTAAACAAGTATTTGGCGATGAATTGACCACTGAACTTAATGATTTTGACAATGGAGACTTTAAGGTAATAGCCTTACAAATAGTGTCTGGACGTGAGGGTATATCCTTAAAAAATGCTGACTATGTTGTGTTTTATAACATTGACTTCAGCGCTACAAGTTATTGGCAGGCCAGAGATCGCATGACTACAATGTCAAGAAAATTCAATAAGGTGTATTGGATATTTTCTGAAGGAGGTATAGAAGACAAGATATATGAGACAGTAAAAGCAAAAAAGAAGTTTACAGTAAACATTTTTAAGAAAGACTATGTAAACAAAAATTAAAGCCCAAATCCAATTGATCAAGGATATCGAACTGGATATGAAGAAGTTAAAAAGATTTAAACTTGAAGCAGAGCGAGAGTTAGAGCGAATGTTACTTGAAAACATGAAGCAATTAAAAATTGATTTTTCTGAATAACTTGTAATAAAAAGAACAAAACAACATATATTTTTCCCTTATAAGACAATGAAAATATTAAATGATCCAATGATCGCAAAGTTGGTAGAGACTTTCGATCTTGAAACGCCAGAACAACTAGTGTTAAATGTAAGCGACTATGAATTTATTGATGGAAAAATAATAATAAATTCAATTGAAGTCTTGGATAGTAATTTAAAATTCATTAAGTTTGCTGATCTTCAAAAGGTAACACCGCATCTTAACAAATACTATACGACATTTGGCAACAGAACAGCAGATACAAACAAAACTAATCAAGCAACTTGAGAGTGAGGGGTATTATGTCATAAAATTAATTATGACAAATAAGAATGGTATACCAGACCTATTGGCATTGCCAAAGGACTGTAGTGCTTTCTTTGTTGAGGTAAAGAGGCCTGGACATAAGCCTAGGCCTCTACAAGTTTATAGGATAAAAGAACTAAAATCACATGGCATTAAGGCGACGTATTACAGCGGTGAAGGATTTATCGAGGTTGATTGATCTTAGACACCAAATAAAGAGAGACATAATAAATGGCGAACTAATTGAAAACCTGCCAAACAAGTACAACATATCATGGCATTTTTTTATACACAACGTAACTCGAGCAATAGGCCCATCTCACGATACGAAGGGTGAGTTTGGCTACAAGAAAGCAGATGACTTCCTGTCAGAGGAAGAGATGTTAAATACAATAGAATATAATTACGAAAATTTAAGTTATGGAGAAAAAGAAATCTATCACGAACGAGAAAAAGATGGCAGCCTTGGTAAGTATTTTACCAGTAATGATGGACTATATGGAGGACATCAAGGAGATATACCCGAAGGTATATAGCAAGAGAGTAAAGATGTTTGGTAATGACTTCATCAAAGAGGTCGAAAGAAACAGCGACAATCTATACAGACAGATCGCTGGAGAGGACGACAAAGAGTTGATGGCATTCTATCAACAGATCAATGATCTTGGTGTTGCGTTTAACGATTGGCTTAGGAACTTATGATAGACTTGAGATTTATAAAGTCCTTATGGTCTCCATTTAAGCCGTTCAAGTTGAATTGGTATTGTGGTAAAATTGCTATGGGTACTCCATATTTTTACCCTCGTAAGTGGGTAAAGATGTCAAAGAAAATGGCCCATGAAGAGGCTGTTAGAGAACTTGATGAATGGAAGGCGCCAAGCAAGTACAAGCCTACATACGAAGCTTTATATCAAAGGAACTTGAAATCAAGAGTAGCTGTTCCAAAGAAGTTCGGATTTAACTTCTGGAATCTTGGATGGAAAACCAAATGGAGAAGTACTGACATACGTTTTGAATATGCGCCAGGACTGTCTTTTGTTTTTTTTAAATGGCAGATCGTTGTGTCTGTAAGTGCTTGTGAGCAATATCATTACTGGGGATCTTGGATATATTATGAATACTACACAGATAAGACCAAGTCAAAGAGAGAAAGAATTGAAGAATGTATAAAAGACTTTCCACAGATATGGACGTCATATAAAAACGGACAAGGTGAAAGAATAAACTATTACGAATTAATACTTAGAGAAAAATGGATAAAAAAGATCAAATGGTTATCGACATGATCAATGAGATGTTTAAAATAGCAGGTCATGACGTAACATACGATGACATAAAAGACAGAAAGGACGATTGGTATACAAATTGGACCATGACTGAAGCTCAATATGATGAGTGGAAATCTTGGGGCGAAAAGTATTTAAGAAAAAAATTTAGAATGAATTCTAAACTGGCAGAACGTCAAATGTCAATGATAGGTTTAATGTGGGGATTAAAATTTAATAGATGAGCTTAGATGTATATTTAACAAGAAAAAAATGGGTAAGTTATGATGAGTTCAAGACTCATGAAATAGAATATGAGACATTATATTCCGCAAACATAACTCACAACTTAAATGAGATGGCTGATAAGGCTGGATTGTATGAGGCTTTATGGAGACCTCATAGGCTTATTGATGGTTACAATATTCCAGAGGAAGACCATAATGCGGAACACGAGTTTGAAGATAAGCAAGAAATACGAGCTAAAGATATCATACCGTATATAAAAGAAGGGTTATCTAAACTTCGTGATAATCCAAAAAAGTTCAAGAAGTACAACCCAGAAAACGGATGGGGATCATATGAAGGTCTTTTAAATTTTACACAAAATTATTTAGACGCTTGTGAAGAAAATCCAGAATCAATAGTTGGGGTATCGAGATGAGAGGAGTTTATTGTGTAAATGTTATCATAAAGGCGGTGCCCTTATCTAACACAAGTAGACTGGGTATCATAATAAAAGAAGAGACAAAAATACCAGTAGCTCTTGACGAAAACCTAAAACCCTTAGATGAAAATTTTACTAAAAAATATCTAAAGGTAAAGGACCCAAGTAAATATAGAGTGACCTACAGTATGGACGTTCTTAAATATATGTCAAACATTAATTATTAACAATTTACATTTCTTTGATTAGAATGAATTATATTTGATGCGTCAATGGAACACATTAACTATATAAACGGAGTCATGAGAGAGATAAACGATCTTACTGACTCCATATATGAAGATCTTACAGATGCTGACTATAAGTCAATGAAATCAAATATAGAAAATCTAATTAAAGTACTTAAAGACCTTCTTAAAACACATGAAATACAATCGGAATAGAATTTTTGATCTTTACGACAACGTAACTCAAAACAGAACAGAGATAGCTAAAATAATCTTTGAAGAAGAACCAGATGCCTTTGATAATTTAGAAACATTAAGAAAGGCTGTATCTTACCACATTAAAAACAGAGGGCTTATTGATGAGTGTGAAAGAGTAGGGATAGATGAGTCAAAAGTTAAACACTATTGGTACAAGGGTAAGCACTACAGTATAAACGTAAATGGAGGGTCAGATTTTGATCCTAAGGAGTTTATATCTGATCTGGTTAACGAGATAAAGACATGGAGTCCAAAGTACGCTAAGATCGCTCGTAACAACTCAATATCTGAGCCTCACTGCCTAGTGTTCGATCCAGCTGACATACACATAGGCAAGATATGCTCAAAGTTTGAAACTGGAGAAGATTACAACAGCCAGATAGCAGTTCAAAGAGTGTTGACTGGACTTGAGGGCATACTATCTAAGTCGAAGCCATTTAATATTGATAAAATAATATTCATAGCTGGCAATGACATTCTACATGTAGACAACCCAAAAAAGACAACTACAAGCGGAACACTTCAAGATACTGACGGTATGTGGTACGATAACTTCGTTATGGCTAAAAAACTATTGATCGATATAATAGAAAGACTTATGTCTGTTGCTGACGTTGAGGTTGTTTATAATCCAAGCAATCATGACTACATGTCTGGTTTTATGTTGTTACAGTGCATTGAGGCATGGTTCTCTAAATGCAAACAGGTTACATTTAACAACGATATGTCCCATCGCAAATACACAGTGTATGGGGATAATTTAATAGGTTCCACACATATGGACGGTGCTAAAGCACAAGATTTGCCATTATTAATGGCTCATGAAGCACCTACAGATTGGGCTAATTGTAAACATAGGTATATATATGGTCATCATGTTCACCATAAAACAGCTAAAGATTACATGTCTGTATGTGTGGAAACCTTAAGGAGTCCTTCTGGCACTGATTCTTGGCACCACCGTAATGCTTATCAACACGCCCCGAAAGCAGTAGAGGCATTTATACATCATCCTAAATATGGCCAAGTTGCTAGGTTAACACATTTATTTTAATGATAAGAGTTGAAGAAATGATAGCTGTTGTAGAGAATTATATCTACGAGAAAAAAAGAGTAAGGGTGCATATCGAATTACGATACCACCCTTTTCTTATTCAGTCAGATTTAGATAAGCTAAACTATTGTTACGGAGTAGCTCTTGATTATTTTAAAAAATAATAATTATCTTTTTCTTATCTCGGCAATTCTTCTTATTATATCCTCTGCCGTCATTCCTCCCTTAATCATTTGAGCAAATCTTATATTAGGTTTACTAATTGATCTTCTAAGCTTTGCGTACTCAGCTTCCTGTTTTTCATCAAATCCTCCAAGCTTATCTATCATTTTCATTTCCATAGCAATCTTCTTAGGATCTGAGTTTTTACTAATTAATACTTTCTCAATTTTACCGATAGGACGATTAGTCAATTTTTCAACCTCTTCCATCTTTGTTTTCTGATTCTCTGTATACGATCTCTTTTTAATGTTACGTATACCTTTATTTGGAATCTGACCAGCCTCACGAGGCAACAATCCTAAAGCTTGTGGTATTTGGAAGAATAATCCGTAAGCAACTTTTTTCCTATCTTCCTCTGATATATATTTTGTTGATTTTCTTCCTTGATACTCATCTTCATATTTGCCAGTCATTGCTAAGTCTATAGCGTCTTTTAATTCGCTATATGTTTTTAATGCAACTCCTGGAGCACCAGGTATATATCTTTCCCATCCAGTAGATTCCATATTTTCATACAGTTGGAATGTTCTCTTTTTCTTCTCCTCTTCAATAAATTCTGCCTCTTGTTTTTCTGTCATTACTTTATCTCCATTGGCTATTCTCATATCATTTTCAGCCTTAACCAACTCTGCTATCTCATCGTCACCAACTAGTGGGTACATTTCAAATAGATTATTAAATCCAGTAACTAAGAATTCATCTGTTAGGCCAGGAAGAGGTGAGAATAAATCCACCAATAAGTTTTTGATAGGCATCTTAAATTCCTTAACATCATCTTCAGTGACTTTCATTCCAAACACATAGAACAATACTTCTTCCTCTTCATCATCATCTTCTCCGTAGAAGTAATTTGTTATAGCGTCTATTGTTTTTCTTATTGCTGCACCTAATAAGTTAAATACTACAATCTCTGCTGGAAGAGCAGCTAGTGATCTCATAGCTATTATCTTATCTTCCTTTGATGATACTTTAGATCCTAATATTTGCATATCATTTATCATCCTAGCTCTCTGGTTCCAAACAAATGATGTAAATGGCATGAAAAGCTTCGTGATCATTTTTTTAGTAGCATCTTCAGTTGCAAATAATTCTCCAGTTAGTAAAGGATCAGACACGTTCTGTTGTCTGTCAACTTGCATTTGAGCGTATTCAGCTGCCTTTTTATTTACCTCGTGGTTGTTCCAATCTATCTTAGTGCTAAGACCTTGGTCCCTTAAACTCTTTAAGTAGTAAGTAATAAATGAAGACCTTGCTACATAAGCATCTGGCGATTGTATTAATGCCTTCAACCACATGTCACCTATCTTACCCACACCATCATAAACTTTACCCACAGCTGAATCAGCCAAAACGTTAACCCTCTTGTCTATAGTATCAATATTAGCTTCTGATTTTATACCACGGTTAGATATAGGCATGCCAAGTCTGTCGATCCAAGCATTACTGTTAGGAGTTAAACTTGTAAATCTACCTGCATTTAGCAATGTATTTATTACAGGAGAGAACTGCTTAATCGCAGAACCAACTCCACCTAGAGCTCTAATGGTACCAGCCTTAGCTATTGCATTAAAATACTTCATAATGTCATCAGCGCTACTTCTAGGTATCATCCTCTTACCCTTCATTCTTTTCACGTAAGAGTTCACTCTTGACTTTATCAATGAAGACTCATCTCCAGCTAATTTATCAAAGTTATTAGAGTCCATGAAGCCTTTTACTTGTCTAATAGCGGCAGCTGTATTTATGTCAACAAGTGCATTTCTTAATGAGTTAGCGTTATTCATATCAAAGTTTAGATCAACGTATCTATTCTTTGGTTTCTTTCTAACATTTTCCATCAACACACCAGCTTTTTTTGTATCTGTGTACCCAAGAGATGATACAAATCCGCTATCCGAGCTAGTTATGTCATCATCTTGTGACTTAGAAGACATAAGCTTCATTTTATCTGGAGTATAGTTTATATCACTACTTAACATAGTGTTGTAAACAGACAAACTGACATCATATAAATCTGTATAGTGTTGTTTCCATTGATCTACCCACCAGTCAACAGCTTCTCTGTTTGACTTAGATGAGTTAGCTCTTATGATATCAATGTCTCTAGAATTTACTTTTAACTTAGAGAATGCATTCTCATACATTTCAGCTAGTTTCTGCTCATCGCTATTTCCTTCTTTTAGTTGTTTAATACTCTCAGATATAGCGTCAATTCTCCTGTTTAGTTCTGCTTTAACTTGAGCGTTATCACCATTAACATTTCTCATAAGATATGCAAGCATACCTCTTTCTATGATGTTCTGTTGAGTCATAAAGTCCTTTCCGTAGAAATCTTGCTTTGTGTACGATTCAAGTATTTTGTTGTATATAAGTTCAGCTTTATTTTTGCCGTTAACCATATCCAACAATCCCATATCACTCATTATTCTAGTACCAATAGTAGTACCTCTAAATAATTTTTCAAATAATAAAGGTATGCTAAGTATTTCAGTAGATGCTATCTTAGAAGCTTTTGTTTTTATACCAACAGATTTAACGCCAGCATTTACAAGAGCCTTAACTTTCATAGCTCCAACATATGACTGTACATTAGCCTCAAGACCGCTTGTTATTCCGTTATTTAGGAAGTTATCTACAGATTCAGATAGATAGATCAAGCTTCTTGTATCAAGTTCTTTTAGATCCATCTTCATTATAGCTTTTAGGATATCTTTGTTTTTATCAGATATCTCCATAGGTTCTCCAGTGATTGGATTGACTCCAGTTCTAATAATAGACTCTACAATACCAAGCATCATATCTAGTCTTCTCTCAACAAAGTCTTTAACGTCATCGTTGATATCAGTATCTGTAGACTTCATATCCTCTATGATCTTTCTTATCTCATTTAGAGTCATGTCTTTAGATATCAAACCAGCATCCTTAAGGTAGTCATACTCAGCCAACAATTGGTCCTTTTTAATTTCCTCTTGTTTTGACAGCTCTTCCATCGTGTATTCATTCACGTCAGCTATATTGGCTGGTTGCTTGAACTTAACTTGCTCTCCTCTTACAACAGATGGAGCCATAGCATTTTTGATTGACTCAGCTATCTCGTTGTATGTGTCTATGTCTTCAACCATTGATGGGTCTATATTTAGGAATGCCTTAGCCATCCCTATAACCTCTGCTTGGTTGTTTGACTTAGTTAATCTTCTTATCGCTTTTCTAGTAGAGAAAGCGTTGCTTAACTTCTCTTGATAGTTAGCGTCAGCAAATACCTTACTAACGTAGTCCAAGAATCTTTGTACAATTACTGGGTTCTCAAGATTTATACTGCTAGCCCTGTCTGTTATAACGGCTGCTTGTTTGGTAGTTATTTTGCCAGATCGGACCATTGACTTGATGATAGCTCCGATGGCTTTTCTTTTGGAATTTAGATCGGCCTTTGCTTCTCTTGACGCTTTGTTCCAAGCAGTAAAGAATTCTTTTCGTAAGGCATCAACGGTTTTTGTTTGCGTCTCTGGTTTTGGTTTACCTAAAATCTTAGCAACAGATGGAGCCTTCTTAATCTTCTCACCAAAGAAAGCCTTGATCTCTCTAACTGCATCTTCTCTAGCTGTATCGTCAGCGTTTGCAAACCAATTAGACTTTTGCAAGTCACCAAGAGCAGCGGCTACGCCTTGCTCGTGAGAATTACCTCTCTTCTCTACAGACAGTTCGTACTTATCCTTGGCCTTTTGGATGGCCTCTTGTTTGGATGTTGGTTTTTGTTTTTTGAATTGTTTTATTGAATATACTACACTTCCATATTGAGCATTATCTAAATCTGTACCTCTTGAATCTACACCATCAAATCCCAACGATTTCATAACTACTGTTGATGGAGAATCAACATTATTATTATTTATTTCATTTATTATTGATTCTATTTTATTTTTTTGATTTATTTCACTTTGAACATAAGATTTAAATTCTAGTTCAGAATAATCGCGACTTAATTTGGTAACTTCTGATTTACCTAGGTAATTTAATAAATTTTCAATTCTAGATTTTAATTTATCTATATTTTTATTTTTACCTATAGAATTGTTATTGATATCTTTTAATAAATCATGAAGTTCAATAGTTCCTTTTGCTAAATTATATCCATCTAAATCAATAGTACTTGTAGCTCGTTCACCATATTGATCTGCTTGGTTTTTAGTTCCAAAAAAATAAAATCCAGTGCCAAAATGACCAGTGCTTCTATCACTTCCTTCGAATTTATCTTTAGTTTCTGCTTTTTTTATTAAATCCCCAGATCTATATCCAGTATTATCTTTCTGTTTTTTAAACCTAGTCCCCTCTTCAATAGCAAAATCTGGCAATATGCCAACCTTTTGATCGGCAAATTTCATCTCCTCATATACCTCACCTACCAATCTATCAGCCTCTTCTGTCTTACCTTCTTTACGAAGTTCTCTAGCCTTATCTCTCTTCTTGAATGCAGCGTCATTTACACCACTAAAATTAACCCAGCTATTTTGACCTCTTGTCTCAGATGTCATAGCCTTTCTAGCTTCTGGAGAATACATCTCAGAGTGAACTCTCCAAGCATTCTCTTCTCCTACTGGACCAAAACTGTTGCCTAGTTTGGCGTGACCAAAGAAGTCATGCACAAATCTAAACACGTCATTGATCAATAAAGTCTCACCATTTACATCCTTTCTTCCAGAGTCTTTTAATAATAAATTTTCAGATCTCTGCTCTTCAGTTATAGGCTCATCTCCAAAACCAGATTCTGTAGAGAATATTTTCATCCTCTTATTATCCTTAAGGTCTTTTATCATAGCCTCAGAGTTGGAGTAAGGCTCGTTATTATTTATCTCAACATTGTAGCCTTCTTTAACTATAGCGTCATACTGATCTAATGTTTCCTTAGCCATAGCCTCATAAGCAGCCTTTACCTTCGGATCGTTTGGATTATTTTCCATCTGATCGTAAGCGTCAGATATTCTTTTTGAAAGATCTTCATCTAGTTTTGTTATCTTTTCTACTGGCACGTATTCCATACCGATAGATTGCATGTAAGATCTAGCTATATTTTCAGCATCCTTTAAAGGCTCATTGAACAACTTGTTTCCAGCTACTGGTGCAGTTATTTTTTCACCTTTGTGTTTTTTAACTTTACTAACACCCATACCATAAGGAGCCACAACTTGTTGTTGTTGAACTCTGCTTATATCTTCTTTGTATTTATTTCTAGTTTCTTCTGGAAGGATATCATAAGAATTTATTATAGAATCTGGAACACCTACAACTTCACCTAAAATATTATTCTCATATGTCGAATGATCTGATTTTTCACCAACACCTGTAGGCTTCAATACAAGCATTATATCACCCATTTCAAATCCATTCTCTCTATAGAAATCATCTCTCAATGAATCATAATCAACAAAAGCATTATATGATTCAAGTAATTGTTTAGATTTAGTAGCCTTCTTATTTGCTTGATTGCCTATAGCTATTAAAAATGCTTTTCTATCTGGACCATTAAATAAATCATCATAACTGTTATATTTTTCAAGTATTGACGTTATATCTTTTGGAGCATTAGCCTCTATAAGTGATTTTTTAAATGTATCGAAATCAACACTTTTTTCTATTCTAGATCTTACTAGATTTGATACGGTCTTATTAAATAACTTTGATTTTTGAGGCGATCCACTTATAATGAATATATAATCACTTTTATTTATATTATTTTGAAGTGTCCTTGGATTAGCTCCAGACGCCCATATTATACCTCTCTCTCTATTTTTAGGATCAAGAGCAAATGAAGGCCCAGCATCTAAATAGTGTTTTCCATCTATAACATCATCCTCAACAAATCCTCTACCAAGTTGATCAGCAACCCAGAACCAAACATTTTGATCATTTGAAGCAATGTCAGATATTAATGATTGTATATCTATTATATCAGACTGTTTAACATAAGAAAGCTTATATCCTTCTTTAACTTCAACCTGTTTCTTTATTTTGTTAGTTGGATTAATAGTTGATTGAAAACCGTCAGTCATTATGTTTTCACCAGTCCTCAAAGATTTAGTCAAACTATTAATAAAGTCAACAGCGTTCTCTGAATTCATAGCATTCAAGAAAGGAACCATAGATTTAGGTAGTCCTAACTTTTGGAATATTCTAGCGATAAGCGCTTTAAACTGATTGAACTTTGTTGTAGTTAGTTCGATCTCAGCTTCAGCCATTATGGCCCCTAGTTCTGACAAATACTCTTCAGCTTGGTCAGATGTTTCATATTGAGATATGAAATCACTTAACCTTTTCTTTAACTTCTTGTCAGTAATTATTCTATTAAGACCATTAGCCAAATCAAGTATAGCTCCACTGTCCATACCTTTCTTTAGTAATGCATGGTGGATAGCCTCATGGAAAACAGTTTGAGCGTTACCTCCAGCTGCTAAATTAATGTGTATAGCTCCTTCTTGTGTATCGTATGCTCCTCTGTCTCCAGCTTCAGCCTCTTCACCTATTGCGGCAGAGTACTCTTCGTTTGTCTTGTGAATATATATCTTAACGTCAGGAAGAGCGTTCAATACCAACTTAATGGCAGTGGCTGTTCTTTTGTCTGCAACCTCTTCTACATTCTCAAGTGTTACTAGGTTTTGTTGCGTAGGTGCTGCAAAACTAGGAGTTCTTCCTTCGTTAAGAGCTTTAGCTATCTCTTTAAATTGTTCGTCAGTAAATTGTGTAGGATTAACTCCAGTACCGCCAGTCTTTACATTCTCAAATGTAGATAAATCAAACAGAGACTCTTGATCAGCAGCTTTTGCAAACTCAATGGCTTGCTGTCTTGATGACTCTGGAGCAACGATATTTAGGTCTATCGATACCTTGTTACTGTTAGGGAATTTATATATACCAACCTTAACTGTATTTTGATCTCCAATTTTGCTTGAATGTTTTTCAACAAAGTCAGATATCATCTCTGGAGTGATCTCCTCAACAGTAGTGTTCTCACTAACAATAGGAACAACCAAACCACCACCTTCGTACTTAGTTCCGTCTATATTAAACGTAGCACCATCTTCAGTCTCCATATCAACAGACTTAACTCTATCAAGTTCGGCCGTTGTATTTGTAGCAATAACAGGTTTATCTATTGTTACTTCTTGTTGTTGTTTAGTTGTTAAATTAGATTTATAAGATGATTCGCCTACTACAACATTTTTATTTGTAGTAAAATCAGCTTGTATCCTTCCATTAAATTCTAAATCTCCTTTAGCAACTACTGTAACCCTCTGTTGATAGCTTCCATCTTGATTGGTTCCCTCTATTGTTTTTGTTATATAAAGTTCAGCATTAGGATCTTCTTTTAAATTACCATCTTCATCATAAAACATTAATTCACCTTCAGTTCCTTTTACTAAAGGTGCAATTTCTCCTATAGTAGTTAAGATACCTGTTCCCATATTAGTCTCTTTGCCATTTTCATTTACAGCATAAGCCTTATATGTAGTTACTTTATCTCCAGATGGAGTAGTTGATTCTTCTTTTTTAACAACACTATTTTGCCAACCTTTTTTTCTAGGAACTTGTGTTTGTACTACACCTTCTTGACCTTTTTTGGTAACTTCTTCAAGTTTTGTTTCGGGTTTTCTTCCCTCCACTTCTTCGCCAACTCTGGCTTCTGGCTGTACAGGAACTTCACCTGTTGCTTGCTTTTGAAAGGCATCTTTACTAATTTTTTGTAGTTCGTTATCAATCTCTGTTATTCTTTCCTTTTGAGCGGCAACAAGAGATTGATCCTTGCCGTCAATTTCTTTTTCAAGTCTTTGCTTTTCAGACATAAGGTTTACAGACTTAACTTGGTCCTCAACACTTAGGTTGTCAGGCATAGCATTAAATATAGCACCAACCTTATCAAGAGCGTTCAATTGTTTCTCAGCTTCAGACTTTGTAATTTTACCAGTAAGCATATCGCTCTTAAGTTTTATCACAATCATCTTTCTTAGCTCGTTGTCAGTTGAAACAGTTTTTAAAAAATCAACATCTTCATTATCATAAAGAGATATATTTCCATTTATAACCTTTTGAGACATAGATCCAAATCCACTCATAACCATACCGCCAATACCTTCAGCTATACCATCCTCTATAACCATCTTTAGACCATCCATAAAGCTATCTGGGGTATCAAAAAACTCACCTCCAGTTAGTTCGCTTGCTAGTCTATCGTCTTTTTTTATTTCGTTGATCAAGCTCTTATATCCAATATCAAGTACCAATGACTGAGTAGCCCCAGTTTCAGCCTCGGTTAGTGCACCACCGACTATCCTTATTCCAAACTTAGCCATATTCGACTTGATCTCTTTGTCTAGTACATTTTGTAAAAGTTCTGCTGATCCTTTACCTGTTGTCTTTTTAACAGCCCCTTGTATAGACTTCATTATAAGAGACTTAGCAAGAGGGTTTTTAGACATAGCTGAACTAAGACCAATCTTTTCCAAGGCTCCCATAGCCATAGCATATGGTAATGCTATTAAGTTCATCTCTGTAAGTGACGTTGTTTCAAAATCTGGATCATTTAACATCTCATCCTCTAAAGATGAATATGCTTGAGCTGACAATGATCCAAAACCAACGTATGGATTAATAAATGATGTAGCCATTGCTGGAAGAGATTCTGCAAGACCAAACAATGCTTTACTAACAATACCTCTATCTTCAGACTGTTGGTACTGTTTAGTTGTAGCTAGATCACCAATAGCGGACTTCATCCTGTTAGAAAGATCTTCTTTTGATTCCTTCCAAGCTTTATTAGCCTCTGCTATTTTAATCTCTTCTAATGAATATCCTTTTGTTTTATAGTATCTCTTTTCCTCTTCTGTCATGTTGTCTGCAATCTGAGAACCCTTTGTCTCTGCTTGCAACCTTCCAACAACATCTCCTGTCTTTATCATTTTTGATATACCGTCTGAGAAGCTATTCATCAACCCACCAATAAATCCACCTTCTTTAGCCACGTCAACAACATACTTACCTGTTAAATACTCAAGCTGCTTGGCTTCAGTTGTAACGGCCTTTTGTCTTCTAATTAAGTTAGATCGATCTACATCCAGCTGTAACGCCATTTTGTCAAGTTGTTCTTTCTTAACTCTTATTTGTTCTGGCGTTAAGTTTGACGTGTTTAATTTCTGAAGTTCATTATGATATTCATCATATCTAGTCTTTAAAAATTTAGCAGACTGATTGATATCATTTAGCATTGCATTGTACTCAGTTTTTGCTTTGTCTAAATATTTATCAGACAAGAACATTCTAACCTTTTGTCTAGCTCTTGAATTTTGTCCTGGATCTAATCTAACTTCATCATACAGTGACTGCATTTTCATTCTTTCGAGCTCAAATGCCTCTTTCTTATTTTTTTGATATTGTTGATACATAGGAGATTTTTTAAACGTCTCCATATCTTTAAATACTTCAGAGCTATTAACTCCAGGTTTATTCATTAAGCTTCTATACTCACCTATCCTATAGTTTACCTCTTGTTCTAGTTCACCGTAAGGTAAATTTTGAGCCCATATTTTATAGTCCTCATCGTTAAATAACTCTTTTAGGTCTTTATAAAGAGATGCACTGTTGCTACCATTATTAGAATAAATGAGACGTCTGTCTCTATTTATAAGCTCTGCGTATTTTTGATCACCTGCCTCGTAAGCAGATGGGTCCATATTAACTATTAAGAAATCTTGAAGTCTTATATTTTCTCCTAGATCATCAGTATCAAGATTTATTACTACTTCACGTAAGCCATCTTTTGTTCTTACGATCATCTCGTCATTAACTCCAGATTCTATAAACTCAAAACCATATCTACCGAACTCATTTGTAAGCATTTTTACAGCCTCTTCTTCTTCAAGTCTAGCTATATTATTATTCGATACGAATCTATGTACCTTGTCATCAAAAGATGTCATACCTCTTCTTCTCGCCTCTTGAGCATTTACAACTTGACCCATCATTGTCTGAGGGTAAAGTGTTTGAAACCAACCTGCATTCTCTACTGATTTCGGAAGTCCAAAAGTAGGCTCTCCATCTGGAAGTAGTTCTCTTTTTAAGACTCCAGAACCACCTTCTTGTCCGTACGTCTTGTTTAATATCTGGTAATCAGTCAAGTTCTCAGCTTGTTTAGGCACAGAACCATACTTACCACCATAACGCTTGTTTAATTCTTTAGCCATGGTTTCTGTAACTACAGACCATCCTGAATCAACACCTGGTTTGATTTGCAGCCAAACATTAGAATAATCGTCCTTTCTAAATCTAAGACCTCTAGTATTATCGTCCCATCCTCCAAAAACATCATACGGATCATCCTCTGGTTTGACTGCTTTGTTTAGAACAGATGGTATTTTTGTATCTATGCCAGACTTGATTAATTTTTGATCGGTATCAAAACCAGCATTAGGTAATTTTACTTTTTCGCCAAACTCAATGTTTAAGCTCTCTACTTTTTTAGGATCATTTATTTTATAAAGATCAGAGCCCTCAAGACTTACTACACTTTCGTTTATAATATTTTTTGACATATCTCTAGGAAATGCCACCTCGTACCAATTATTACCTTCTACCTTGTAGAAAACGCCATCCTTACCTCTTCTCAGTTTAAGGTCAGAGTATTCAATAACTGGAGCCTCTTCCATAGCAACAGCTTTTTTACCAGCAGCTATTTGTTCTGGCGTATAATCAAACCCAGTTTTCTTTCTCTCCTCCTTGGTCATTCCCTTCTGAGTCTCTTCTACTATGTCCCAAGTTCTGAAATCATCTTTTCTGTAATTCAATCTACCTGCACTTTCCTTCTCAGTTACTTGTCTCCATTTTTGTTGAGGACTAAATGCAGAACTAAATGTATTAAGATCTGTAGTATTAAACAGGCCATTTTTCTTTCCAAGATTATATAGTTGTTGGATTTGCTGACTGTTTGCAGAAGCGAATGTATTAAAATCTGTAGTATTAATTAAACCTTTACTCTTGTATAGATTATAAAGTTGTTGTAATTTATCGTTCATTTATTTTGGTTTAAATATGTCATCACCTGCTGAATTTGCGTTCTTATTATTTGTAGATCCTCCTCCCATTAAAGCTATCCTAGCTTCTTCCCATTCATCAAATGCTGTAGATGATTTTGTACCCGTACCAGTAGCAAATCCAAGAAGAGGGGCTAATTTTTTAGGGTCTTTAGTTGATAAAATAAGAGTATTTCCTGATACATTACCAAACTCGTCAACCTTACCTCGTTGATAAATATCCCATCCATCTCTAGTTTTATTTACTTGGAATATATATTTTTCTGGAGTTTCAGTTAAAGCAGCTAATGCAGTAGCACCTTCATTAGAAAAATCATTAAATGAAGTAATTACATGTTTATATAATTCAGTCTTAGGTGCTCCTTCTCCTTTAGATGAGCCACCTATACTACCACCAGATGATCTAGTGACTGGGGCGTTTACTGTCTTACTACTAGATACTTGAGACATTATACTAGAATCAATAGTTTTTCTAGCGGCATCAATTTGTTCTTGAGTAGGTACTGGCTGATATACACCATTTTCATCAAGCTCTGCTTTGATTAATTTAGCCTCTGCTTCTTTTAAAAATATTTGAATCTCAGCTTCAGTCATTGCAGGCTTCGTCATATCACTTAACCTTTCTCTTTCAGCTTCTATTTTATCAGCTTTAGCTTTAGGATTTTTCTTTTTGTAGTCAGCTATTTTTTTATCTATTTGTTCATTTGTATATAATCTTGTCTGTAATCTCGCTTGGTTTTCAGCAGAAATCATACTATTTATTTTATCTTTTTTTTCATCACCTGTAAAATAAATATCATAATCATCATCTGTATTATCAACTAATATACTTGTAACCATTCTATTGTTTGATAAGACACCATTAATAAAGTTATTCTTTGCTGCCATCATATCTTTATTATTTCTAGGATCGCTTACATTTCCCCTGGCGTCAGCTCTTGAGTAATCAGCAAATGATTTAGCTATATTGCTTGTAAGATCTAAAAGATTTACTCTATTATCTAACATATTTGACACATTTCCAATAGACATAGCGTCAATCAATGTATTTGGATCGTATTGGCCAGTATTAGGGTCTAATGAACCCAAGTATACCTTTCCGCTTTCTTTGTCTATCGTTATTTTTTTATTTCTTAAGTCACCTAACGAAGCTATTTTTTGATTGACCGCAGCTTCAAAACCAGAACCAGCAATATTGCCCTTGTCATCTGGCTGTTGTCTTGCCATAATGTCTTGCATTCTTGTATCGAATGTTTTCATATTGTTAGCAAAAGCCTTCCAATTTTCAGTCAGATTGTTCATTCTGTTCCTGTATTCTCTTGCATTTATCTCACCTCTCTTTAGAGCTTTATTCCACTCAAGCATTTTCATCTTGGCATCATCAGAACCATAATGAATAAGCTCATTTAGAGCTTGAGTTTTACCTCTCTCTGTGTTTGTTACAAGAGCATCATTGGTTGTTTTGAGTTGATCTAGTTCATCTAAAACTTTTTGTCTTCCAGTATAATTATCAGTTAGTGTTTTGGCAATATTACCTGTCATTTTACCCCAGTCGATCCTAGTCTCTGATGGTATATATCCAAAGTAGTCGTTTCTAGTTGCCATTATTGTTTGTCTTTATTTTCCGTTACAGTAGGCATAAATGGTTTAGATTTAAACATTTGCATCCAACCTGCTCCTGGATTCTCTTTAAAATAATTACCCATAAGACCAAATGCATCATTAAATGATCCAGCTATACCCATTACAGCAGCATTTCTGTTTGCTTCAGCATCAGCTCTTCTAAACTGAGCGCTTTGTGCTTCATTTTGTCCAATCATGAATTTTCTCTCAGCCTCTCTAGCTTGGATACCAGCCTCAGCCTCAGCTTGCATAGCATCTCTTTTGAATTGAGCCTCATCAGCTTGAGCTGCTAAACCAAGTCTTTGCTCATTACCAGCCTGTAATACATTACCAACTCCACCAATAGCGCCTTCAGCCCCAGTACTCTGTAATGTACTTAATGCACCCATAGTGGCTCTATCCAATGATTGTTGAGCTAGTTGACTACCTAATGTAGGAACTTGAACTTGTTTGAACGGATTTATTTCTTTTATCGCCTTCATTTCTTGATAGGCTTTGTTTGCCGCTTCTTGTGCCTTTCTCATATTCTTTTGAGCTTGGAACGCTTGTACAGCGTTAGCTCCAGCACCCAGAGCGTATAATGCTAACTGAGGAATCATAACTAATACGTTTTATACAAATTTACTGAAAACTTTTGAATGATGTACTACTTAGTGAAAATAATTCCACCTCGTCAGTACTATCGTTCTCAAGCTCAACATTCATGTATACACCACGAACGCCATAAGACTCAACCTGTGAGTTTTTAACAGCTATTATAAAGTCACCAATTGATGGCAACGCACCAAAAGTTATGTCAATATCTATGCTATTATCTGAGTATGACACTATATCACCCAAGAAAAATAAAGTACCTGATGAATTTTTGTAAAGCTTATCACCAATACTTATAGATGTCTTATCTATATTGTTTAGAAATGTCACTATTCCAGTAGTAGGCGTAGGGCTAGTAGCTGTATCAACCTCACCAATACCTTGAGTTGAAAGTGATTTTATAGATATCGTATTGTCTTGACGTCTTATATAAGCAAACCAGAAACCTTCCTTCTCAACAAAATAAGTATATGGAGTCTCAGCTGTCTGTAGATTAGTGTCTATGTATGCAGTCCAAGGCTCATTACTGTTTATAGATAAATTCTTAAATACCTTATTGTCTAAAGGACTGGCATTAAATATGGTCTTTATAGTTGAGTTGTATTGAACACCGTAGAAATTATTTCTAGTTAGATTAGTATTATGTCTCCAAAGATCACCGTCCTTCATAGTATAAAACACATTGTTAAGCTCAGTCATCCAATCTGGATTAAACGACCAGAATGAATTCCATCCTTGACTTACAGTAGAATATGTTATCGTCTTGTAGTTACTATCACATTTCTCTACAATAAAACTTAAAAAGTAGTCGTTCTCAATCAAGTCAAACTGACCTAAAGGACAGTCAAGAGTTCCGATCTCTCCTATTACCTTACCATCTTTATTTTCAAGAGACCATCCTTCTTTAAGTTGATATATAAAGAAATCATCGCCAAGTGCAGAGAAATTATAATAATTACCAGTTTCACCTTCAATTAAAATAGTTTCAAATGTTACCACATTTCCTTTTCCGTCTACGTATGTTATTTTTATGCAGTTGCACATATTATGTCGGTATTGCTAATTGTAATAATGTAAATTCTTTCTCTAGTTTACCACAGTATGTAATGGTAATATTAGCTGATCTAAACATCTCTCCATCGTTTAATTCGACTGATCCGTATATATCCTCATTTCCAAAACCAGATAATATGGGTAACGTCAACCAAGACTGATTTGACGAAAGTGTCCATGACGTGTTTGATGTTATGGTAAACAAAAACAATGTCTTGTCAGCTGCACTAGTTACAGATATCGTTGGAGCTATAGATAAATCGCAAGGATTGACAGATTGATCGTTAAATGATATGACGTACTGATTGTTAAACGGATCAAAACATCCTAACTTTTGTGTGTTTGGATTGTCTTTCATCGTATCTCTAAAGTAGTTCTTCATACCACTATCAGATATCTCTATAACCTCGTCATTTATCATCTGTAACACAGCTCCTCTACGAGCATCAGCAAAGAACAATATGTTGGAGTGTCTTGCAAAACTCTCTGGGTTGTTACTTATACCATACTCAGATGGATGGGCTACTTGATTTCCTAGTACTTCTGGAACAGATGCCACTTGGCCACCACCAACAGCATCAACCAATAAGTTCTTACCGTATAGGACGCTTGTTATTTTGTCTTGATGTAATACCAATAGATCGGTATCTCTAGCGTATAGCTTTTGTATTGGACCATACGTAACATCTAAATTCTTAAAATTAGCTGTAGATAAGTTAAACTCGTTCAGCTTATTTAACTGGGTAGCTCCAACGTATACACCGCTATATGTTAAAGACGTCTCTTTCTTTTGTTGCTTGTAGTCCTCAATGGTGGTCAAAGCCCTTTGGCTGTACCGCATTTGAGGTTGTAAGAACGCATCTAAAATTCTATTTGACTCAACACCATTACCGAACGCAAATGCATTAAAATCTGAGTTCTGTGATGTTGGATGGTTGATGTCTATAACTAACGGAATAAGTGTTGTTTGGTCTTGCTCGTCTACATTATAATATACCTTACCGCCAATCGGACCACCTGCTCCAGGGAATGGTAGATCTATAACTATAGCGTAATCTGTAACGTACACTATATTATAGTATCCGTCTGCTGGGCCTATTGATGGGTTGTCGCTTTTTACATATATGTTCTCTCCTACATTAAATGAATGTATAGCGTCAGTAGATAAAGGATTGTTAGGATCTAAAGGACCTAAAACAGTTAATCCTGCTACCTCTGGAATAGATGGAAATACAGTAGACCCATCAGTAAAATCAGAATAAACCCAAGACACTTTATGTAGCCCATTTTCTATTCTGTAAGTCTTACTTAACTCGTAATAAATATCATTATCTGTTTTAGTTGGTACTGTTTCAGCTGATAATTTAGGTCTTCCTGGAGATTGTTTTACAGTTAATTCTACTGTTATTTCGTTTCTTTTTGTTAAATTTCCTGTTCCAAAACCTCTTATTATCATATAAAGTGTACCACCACCAGAAATAATATAGTTACTATCTCCTGGATATCCATTTTGACTATACCCTGATCCGTTTCTAAACGTAACGTATTCAGCACTATTTATTAAAGTATTTGATTGATCAAGTTGATCAAAATTAATATATTCCCCACTTGCCCAAAACCATTCCTCTAAATTTTTGTAATAATTTCCATTAGGAGTAAACGTATTTGTAATTTGTCTGTCAGAACTTGCTGGTACTCCATCTCTTACTATTTTTATAGTTATCTCAGCGTATGGATATATAGGTGAATCAAAATTTACTAATGCAGCACCACCATAATCTGGTTTAGGCATATCAATAACATTATTATTATTATATAAACCTTTTATTGATCCTGGATCTAGATTTGTTCCTGTATATCCATTTACACCGCCTATAGTGTTATACCCTCTAACATTAAATATAAAAACATCTCCAGTGGTATACCCTGTATCTGCATCCCATCTTATACCTAATTCTACATAATCAGACGTACCTCCTGTCCCAAATTGTATAGTATCTGACAATGCAGAAGGTATTGTAAAAGGCCCCAACCAAGTAGCCGTTGATAGATCTATATCTCTAGTGCATTCATATGATGTTGAACTTAATATCCTCACAGCAATTCTACTATCAGTATTTGCGGTAACTGTATTTGCTAATAATGAAGGAAAAGTACTTTGTATAGTATTATCTCCACTTACATCATAGAAAACTGGAATAGGCAGAACATACGAATATTTATTTTTTACTGGACTTACAGTATCTGTTTCGAAAGATATTGTATTTTTTGGCCCTCTACCAGTAGATGCGTCATATGCTGTATATGTAGATCCGTCATTTAAAAATGAAGATCCATCTGTCTTAATTTTAAAATACAAACCTTCTGGAGCTGAAGTAAGGAATGAAGCTTGTTTATATTCTAACTCAAGTATCTTAAACTTAGTATTAACATGAGTAGCTGTAAAACTAGCAGTCTTAAATATTATATATTCGCCTACTATTATCTTATCTCTGTCTGATTCGTTTATTAAAAAATATCTATAATTACCATCTATAAAAAAAGTTCTTGGAAATATATTATAATATTCGCCAGTAGGTTGTTTTAATACAAACCTAAAATTAGTGGCCCAGCTAGGTGCTTGATTGTTTAATGTTACACGAATAGAATTTTGATAATCTGACTTCGTTGATGGGATATATACAGAATTATTTTCTGTTGTTAGAACTGTAGTCATTCTTCCATACTCGTCTGTATAAACAAGACCAACCTCATAATCTCTATCAGATCTAAATGTCCTTGTGGCAGATGTTCCAGATATTAAATCTGAAACAACCTCAACACTATAGTCAATCAATATGTCTTGATTAAACGCATCTCTTAGGTCTCTAAACTGAGTGTAGTTACCATAAACCAATCTATTCCCTATTACGTTTTGACATTTAGCTAACAAAGGAACATTATCAAAAAGTCTAGTTATTTGAGATACATCTAATGGTCCGTATATTTTATTGTTTGAAAATTCTATGGTGTAAACAACATTATCAGATAAACCTATCTCTCCTTTGTTATAATTGTCTATTACATACGTATTTAATCCAGATGTATCATAAAACACAACCTGTATTTCTTTAACAAACTGATTACCAGTATCAAATGTTAAGTCAACCTTATTGAATACGTTTTTCATACCAGTATTATCCCCAGTATCAAAATCAAAAAAGAACGTATCCCCTTGGAATGCTACACCAGAAAATGGTGATAAAGAGCTATATTGATTATCTACATATTTGTAACGATAAGCAAAATATAAAAACTTTCTTTCTATGTTGTTTGTCGTTTCTGGATCTCCGTCAGTCTTTAAATATATCTTAGGAGCGTTCAAAGGAGGACGTAATATTACTTGTATATCAAGATCAATTCTAGGATCATCATCAGACCAGGATTTCGCTCTGGCGATATTTATTCTCCTTGGTGGATTAAGACCATCAGACCAAAATAAAAATGGTCCTAGATCGCCAAATGCAGGTATGTAGTTTATACCAGTAACGCAGTAGTTCTTATTAAAGTTCAACTGACCTGTAGTACTTAATAGTACCTTGGTTGTTACATCGGTCAATTGATTGTACTCAAATATAGCATCAAAGTTATCACTAGTAACAAGCCAATATATAAGGTTTTGAGCCTCATACGCTACAGCACCTATAGCTCTTGCGTTAACAACAGATAAACCAGTAACTGCTGCTATATCAGACATTTTATCGTTACCTCTTGAATTCTGAACGGCTCCAATAGTAGAACCTTGAGAAGTATCTATAGTTACGTTTAACGCATCCAAGTATTCTCCATCTGGGATAAGACGTTCGTCTATATCCTTGTTCATCTTTCCAGCAATAAAAGTCTTATCTAGTTTTATCATTTTATTTGTTTATCTCTACCTCTCAAAGGCATTAATAATCTTGATGGATGTAAGTTGCTTAATCTGATCTTAGTGTTTCTAAGGACAGATGTTTTTTCCTTTCTAAGTCTATTTATAATGTACTCTTGTATTCCGTACTTATTGTTTAATAATGCCCATTTGATATAAGCATACAAATACTCTTCAGCTAATTTGTTGATTGTGATAAGAGAGTCATCACCGTTTTCCATACCATCAGATATGTATTCAAAAACAATTAACTGATTCTCTACACCGCTAGAAAAATCAATAACACCAGCTGCCTTGTTTATATAAAATTTCGGGTTTACGTTAGCCTCATCAGTCTCAAGGCCAAACCTTTTACCAAAGTTGTAGCCAAAATACCAATCACCATCCCAGTACCATCCGTACTGACCTTGATACGGCCCCATACCAGTATACAACTGTTTGTCTTGTCTTAATATATCAAGCTTAGATGTACCTGTAACGATCTCACCGTTTACGTCAAATATGATGTCTAAGTTGTTATCCTGTAAATAAGCAGTAGCAGACATAGGCGTTCTGTTCTCAACAAGTGGGAACAGTATGCCGTTCTTTAACATAGATATCCTTACATAGTTAACATAGTCTGGAGGCATAACCATCTTCAAGTCATCACCTATCTCAAGCTCTATAACCTTTATGTTTTTTAATGCGTCATAATTAAGCTCTTGTACAGCTCTCTTAGCGTGAAACAAGACGTTATATCGGTCTACATTGTTGACTAATTTATCGTTACCTACGTACATAAGCATGAAGTTGTTAACAACATCAGCCAAGCTTACATATTGATAAGACCCCCAGTTTACGTCTGTTGGGATGACTCCGTTATTTGTGTAGTATTGGTAATTAGTAATATATCCCATCTGTTATTGGTTTTGTTGAATGTCTTGCATTTCTTGCGCTTTTGCTATCTGTACGACATCATTCTCTCTTATACTTACACCACAGTACGCTAATATCTTAACAACCAACAATGGAAACTCCTCTCCTGGCAACTCAAAATCTTGATAGTCACCAGCAGATGGATTAAACAATGGATCTGAATCTCCAGCAGCCATAGCTACATATGTCCACTTTGGGTCTAACGGCAGTCTTAAATAATGAGCTGTTACGCCAGATATTATTGTGTTAGGGTATACAGTGATATCAGAACCAGAGAATGTGTATACTGGGTAAGAAACACTAGGCGATGTTAGATTAGAAGCCAATAGGTTTAATATCTTCCTATGTGACACTTTCTCTACTTCTGTGTTATTGTAAACAATTTTCTCTAAGAAATAATAGTCAGATGGAGCAGTAAAGACATTTAGAGTTCCAGTTAAGTTTGCTGACGTGTAAAATATGTCAAGTGACTCAGCTATATTTTTAGGAACATCTGAATATCCTTCACCGTATCCTCTAGCAATACTCTTTAAGAACGCATCTGAATACTGTTCCATGTAGTTTGTAAATATCTCAAGCTGTGCTTGCTTTGCATACAGGTTGAACTCAAATGGCGTTATGTATCCTCGATTGTCTTTACTTAATATAGACAGAACGGTATTTCTAACTTCGTTTATCATATTTACAAAGATAAATAAAAAAAGGCACTCTTTTGAGTGCCCTTTCTAGTAGGAGTAACGTCTTGTTATGCAATAGCTACAGACGTAATCAGTTGCTGTGTAGCACCAACCAAAGGCAATGCTGGAACAATAATAGCATCTGGATTAGAAGATGCACTATTAGCATTAGCCAAAGCATTAACAACTGCATAGTGAGATGCATAAGTAGCATCAGCAGTAGTAAATGTAATGGTGATAACATCAGCAGTAGCAACACCACCTAAAATAGTCAACACTAATGTTGATGTAGAAGGCATAGTAATTAGATATTCAGCATTAGCTGAAATCAAAGCCTTTGGAAGTGCGTTAGCTGCTCCGATCGTAAATTGTAAAAACTTTCTGTTCATTTTAAAACGTTTTAAATATTAACAGTACAAATATACTATTTTTCTGACATTTTATCTTCAAGGAATTTATACAGTTCCATACCCTCTTCAGATTGTAAGTAAGAAGCTAATACGTATATATGGTTTTCACCATATGGAACGCTTAATAATCTCTTCTTATTTTCTTTTAAGTTGTAATGAATGTCTTTACCTCCTCTAAATGTTAAATATCCGTCAGATATAGCTCTTGATGCAATGTTATTTATCTTTAACATTGGATCGTCTGCTGCGTCTAAGAAGTCGGATGGATATCTTTTAGCAAATAACAACATATCTCTTTTGATTTCAGAAGAAGTCATAGTAGATACGTCCTTACCTAATACTAATCGAGCAATTGCTTCTAAACTTGTAATGTCAAGCTCTCTTGCAAGCAACAACGCATCGATCTCCATATTAATATCTTTAACGTCTTGTTGAGCGTCTTTCTCATTGTCAAATTCATAAAACTCAGTACCATTACCTGGATGGTAATGTAAGAATAATTGTAGTACTGGATTTGTTTTTGGAACTATTAAAACACCATCTTCAAACACTACTGGCTCAAGAATTACATTTTGATCTTGATCCTCTTGAAATGGTGTGTTTGAGTTTCTTGCGTATCTTAATGGGTGATTTGTGTTGGTTTCTTCATCAAAATGAAGTAATCTCCTACGTGGAGTATCTTTTGATGGTAAAAAATAAGTTAATGGGGCTCCATTACTTTTTAATAAATAAGTTCTGTCTTTCGACTCTAGCTTTGCTAGTTTGATTTTTGTTTCCATTGTATATAATTTAAATTGTTTCAAAAAAAATAGAGAGGGGCACTAACACCCCTCTCTGTAGTTATTCTTATCCTTTGAAGATAAAGAAGTTGTTAGCTCCAAGAGTACAAAGTGCTCTTTCAGACAAGAAGTTAACTTGCATTGCATCTAGGTCGCTTGTAGCTGCACCACCTGCACTACCAGTCATCCAAGTCTTGTAACGACGATTCTCAGTTTCAGAAGCTCTGTATCGAACGTGTAAGAACGGACGACGAGCATTTTTACCAAGAACTTGATCGTATACACTCATTGTACCAGCAGGAACAAGAACTCCGTTAACTGCACCACCAACTAAACCACCACGAAGAGTAGCATCGTTAAGGTATTTCCAGTCAGTCTTGTAGAACTCATAACCTCTTCTGAATCCAGTGAATCCAAGGTTTAACGCCATATCTTCGCTGTTATCGAACAATCCGTAAGATGTACCACCAACTCCGTAAGAGTTTTGTGCAGCCAACATATCGTCGATATCGAAAGAGAATTGACGGTTTAAGAACAATACGTTCTCAGCGATAGCTCCTTGCTTGTCAAGACGTTGCACGATAGTATCAAAATCAGACAATGCAGATGGATTACCACCAGCCCATACATTTCCTCTGTCTTCGATTTCGTAGAACAATCCTTTTGTACCAGCAGAACCAGTAGTTGCTGGAGCTACAACTGGAGTAGGAATTAATCCTGTCCAAGAAGCCGCACCAGAAGTAGACTCAGCAGGAACACCTTCTACCATTGCCATTTCAAGGTAATCTTCGAAACGTAAACGAGTTTCATGCTCTGATTTCATGTACCACAAATAACCTGTAGCACCATTCTCAGTAGTAACTTCAACCCATCCAACTTGAGCCATATCAGAACCAGATACAGTGTAGTTGTCTTTGATGATGATTGGTTTAACGTCAAAGAATAAATCTTGAGCTTCCAATGATCCAGCCATTCCACTTGTTCCTTTAGCAAATTCAGAACCGTAAACAAATGCTGTTACAGCTGTTGTTGAACCACTAAAAGGTGAAGTAGAATTAAAAGCATTATCATAGTAAGCTACAGTAAAAGTAGAAGTTGTAACATTAGTAATGATAGCTTTTGCTGACTCAGCTGAAACTTGCTGTGAAGATAGGAATACTGTTTGGTTTACTCTAAAGTTACAGCTACCAGAAGGCAATGTGAAAACTTGAGTTCCAGAAGAAATAGCACCAAATGTTAATCCAGTGTATTTAGTATGCAAACGTCCTTGCTCTGCCCACTTAATCAAGTCAGAGTTTGAAGGAAGTTCAGCACCAACCATACGCAAGAAAGATGCGATAGATCGGTTTCCATAACGCTCGAATTCTTGCTCGTAAGTATCAGGAAGATACTGATTCAAGAAATCAAAGTTTGTAATGTAGTTTGAAGGCAACGTAGCCTTCACTGAGCTAGGTGTAATTGCTACACCAGGACTCGCTTGTAATGTACCAGCCATTTTTTTTAGTTTTTAAACGGTTTTCTAATAATTAATCTATTACCGCGTTCTTCATCTATAACTCTGACCTGTGTACCCTGTTTTGGTGTCGGTGTCGGTGCCGTTCGAGTCATATCAATATTTTTAGACTCTTTAGCAATATCACCTACAGCCTCTGCTTTTCCTTTTTCATAAAAGTACTTAGCAAATTTGTCTGGGTTGTTTGCCACTGCTATAGCTTTATGAAAGGCCTCAGCGTCCTTAAGGTAACCATCTTCATTTAAAAACTTTGATATAAAGTCCATAATGTTTGACTGTTCCTTAATAAGGGTATTAGCATCTGCTGGTTTATATACCATCTTATTGCTTTCATCGATATTGAATCCGAAACCTTCGAATTTATCAGAAAACAATTCAGAAGTTTTGTCAGCAAAAAACTTCGACCGTTTCGCTTGCTCCTCCTCATGTTTAGAAGCGGTTTCTCTATAACTCTTAAAGCTTTCGTATGATTCCTTTTCTTCATCTGGGACAAATGTAGCCCTTGACTCAAGCGGCATTTTATATTGCTCCTTCTGCTCATCGAAATGTTTCTTAGCTTTAGTAAGTTCTTTTTTAAACGCTAATTTTTTTTGCTTGATTTCTTTTTCGTCATCAAGGTCCTCATCGTAACCAAACTTAAGACCTATCTCAAATTTAACATCATCTGGATCTAGGTCTGGGTTTTGTTCTTTATAGAACTCAAAAAGTAGCGTGTCTGGATCAACATTCGAATAGTCTTTATTTAATTTAATAAAGTCATCGATGTTTCTTCCAGTCTCTTTTTTGTACTTAAGAAATGCAGCTACATCTTCTGGAAGTTCTTCGTTCTGATTTCTCTGTTCGAATAAATCATCCAAAGAGCTGATCTCTTTGTTGTACCTTGTCTTAATATGTGAAAGAACGATGTTATCATCAATCTCTGGAGTAGGAGTTGGTTCTGTAGAAGTTTGTTCTGGCGTTCCAGTTTGCTCTTCTTTTAACTTATCCTCGTGCTCCTTTAATAGTTGCTCTTCAATTTCAACCTTTGACTTCTCTTCGAATTCAACGGCTCTTACTTTAAATTCTCCTTCCATTTTATTTAATTTATTTTTTACAAAGATAATAATTATATTTTATAGCTAATATATTATGCAAAAACATATAAATACATACAAAATGACTAATATATTAATCTTTTAATGGGAGCCAAACCAAAGATTTTTTGGTATTTTGGCTGCTATTCAAACAATAGATAATCGATTAAAATCCGATTAAATATATAATATTTTTATAATTCGCCAAAATGCATGAATTTTTCCAATTTTGGCGGCTATTCATTTTTTGGAAAAGCTATAATTTAGTTTTATGCTTAACCTTTTTAGTTATAGGTACGTATACACTAGCCTCAATATTAAATTCAGCAGGATACTCAGATCCTTTAGACATAGAAGTGGATACAGACAAAGGTCCTCTTGATGCTGATGCTCCAGCATTAATATCATAACCAGATCCTGGTGAAGATACACCAGAAGCAAAAGGTTTTACTTTTATTTTACTATTTCTCATATTATCTAGGTTCAAATGAATCCAAATCAAAACCATCTAATGAATCTTCGTTTGATTCGAAATCCATAGGTGGTAAATTATTTTTTCTTTGGTTAATAAGTTCAGACTGTCTGCTAGCTTGTATATCAATACGTTTGTCTTTAGCCTTCTCCTTATCTTCCTCTCTCTTTTTCAATTGCTCTGCCTCCATGCCTTTTAATTGCATGTTGTATTGGAACTCTTGATCCATCAACTGACGCTTAAGATCTGCCTCTGCTTGTAACTGTTGTACAGCAAATTGCATCTCTGCTTGACGTAACTGTATTTTGGCTTGAGCTTCCATCTGAACAAGTTGAGCTTTTGATTCAGCAGCAGCTTGTTGAGACTGAATGTTTGACTGCATTTGCATTCTAAACTCCATCTCCTTTTGTTTTTGTTGCTGTTCTATCCTTCTCTTTCTCTTCATCTTAAGTAGCTCATTAGCCAACTTAATATTGCTAACCATTCTAATATCAATAGCATCTTCCAGATCAATGGTTTGTTGCTGAAGTGCGATTTGAATATTTGCCTCAAGGCGTTGCTTTTCTTCTTCATCTGGAGCTAGCTCAATAAAAATACCGAAGTTGTGTAAATATAAATCTTTTATATCCTCAAGTATAGCTACATTGTACTTTCCTATCTGCATCGCAAAATCTTCAGCGAAGTCAGCATATTCAAGTATGTCAGCTATTCTTATTGATATACATTCAGCCATTCTTTTTGTTACGTTTAAACCAGCGGTAAGTATGTGTCTAGTGGCTGTGTTGCTGTTTAGTGCAGCTAGTTTCTGAACACCAACAAGAGCGTCTGGACTAGGGGTAGAGGCATCTCTTGCCTCGTTGATACCTGTCACATCTCTGATCATGTTCAGATTGTAATTATATACATTTATCAATGCGGCCATTTTAGATTGACCACTGTTTGAACTTAGTTCTTGTATAGGAACTCTTGCGTTATTAAACTCACCATCTTGTGTGTAGCTTCTACCGATAACACTACCAGTCTGGAAATATAGCTTTAACGCATCCTCTGGATTGTAAGCAGCGCCAGTACCTAGATCGACTTCGTTTATACCGTCAGCATCTATGAACACACCGTCTGGAACGACGCGAGCCATAACCTGCTGTAACTTTAAATGTGTTAGCTGTATCTGATCAGCAAAAGGTATCATTCTTCTCACAAGAGATTCTATGTTTCCTTTATACATCCTAGGTGCATAGGCAACATAATTAGGCAACGCTTTTTGCGTAGCAGACTTAGGGCGCACCATATTCTTCATCAGTTCCCATTTGACTAATATATTGGTACCTCCTACCAATATACCTTCATACCATGCGTCCCTTACAGCTTCTACTCTTTCGAACATCATTCCTTCCTCAATAGGAGGATTGAAGTTTCCGTCTTTTCTTATTACTCTCTCGCCACCATTTTCTAACAATTTTTTCTTCCATACAAAACGCATGTCAGTCTTATAGTTAAAATACAACAGTGTAACAACTTCATTTAAAAATGCGTCATCTTGATACTGTCTAATGATAGGGAAATAATCATACCAAGCAGAACTAGCGTTCTTAATCTCTTGTAGTTCTTCTTTTGTTAGGTTTGGATTTATTTTTAATAGCTCAGTATAGTGTACCTGTTTAACCTCTCCGAAATAATAACAGTCCGAGAAGTCTGGCTTCTCTGTATAACTGTGGATCCAGTTAGCTGGATCTACGTAGTCAATCTTAACACCATTATTAATCAAGAATGTGTGCCTCATAACGCCAACACCAAGTGTTGTCATGTCATAGTCAAACAATCTCTTTAACTCAAGGTAGTCATTCATTTTTAATACAGTATCAATAGCAACCTCTTCGGCTATCTCTATTGACGGCTTGTATTTCATCTGCATGTACAATGACAACTCCTCATCGTTCTGTGGAAGTTCTTCTGGGTCTACGTTATAGGCATCTATACCGTACTCTTCTTTTGTTAACTCAAGGAAGTCTTTAGCGACCATATCAGCCTCTATCATATCTTGAAACAAACTCTTTCTTTCAGCAGACATAACGTCTTGAGCTTCGGCCTTTATTTTAAAAAGCCTGTCATTCATACCGTTAACAACGATATCAACGAACTTAGGTATAATAGGAATTGGAGTCCAGTCTAAATTAAGCATAGACATGTCGCCATTTATAGCTAACTCATCTTTATATTTTTGTACTGGCTGTTCACCACGAGCATATAACCTCAGCCGATGATACTCTCCCCATTGATCGTAAAATCGACATGTGTTGTTTTTTCTCTTAAACCATTCACCCTCTATAGCCTTTCCGACCCGTAGGCCGTATTCAATGGTTTGTTTCTCCTCATCTGGGACCAACGCATTGGGAAATTGACCTGGGTAAATTATAACTGATGGTTTTTTCTCCATTATTTTATTATTTCGCTTCTGCTTCCACGATTATCGTATTTTACAAATTTAATACTTATTTTTGATTCTTTTCTCTCTGGTATAAACATATATCTCTTAATAGCCATAAGGGCTAAACCAGAACTAATCGTGGCATCGTGTTTTGTTCTGTCTGTTATGTTGAACCTAGCCCAATCCTCTAAAGTTCTGTTGAAATACATAGACCCGATAACACCTTGCTCTCTATAAGTACCCTCATTATCAAAACCTACGTGCTCCTCGATATATGTATTGATTACAGAGGCGTGTGCTTGACGAACATCTTCTGATGAGTTAGGTATACCGCCTATCTCTATCTCAGTTTTAGATAGTTTTGACATCTGTTTGTCTGGCCTGTTCATAGAGTATGCTCTGTAGCCTCTATTCTTAAAATGATACAACAATCTAGCCTTATTGTTCTCAGCAAGTATAGGCATACCATAAAACACACATGCCATTAGAACATCCTCGAAAAATATCTCAGCTGTCTGAGGTCTAGCTATGTACTCCAAAAAGAATTCGTTACACGGCACATTTTGTTCCATATGAAACGTAGTAACGCCATGAAGAGCACCGTTAGAGCCACCCCCACCAACAACACCAGAGATATCATAAGGGTCACACCCAAAAGCACCAAGGCTCTCATTACCTGGATAAAATTTACCATTTCTTATTATTTTTCTGTTACGCATTTCTTGACTAGGTATCCAAGATACAATGAACCTTCCCTTCGGATCTGGAGTCCATATTACCTCTGTGTCTTTCTCTCCGTTTTTCCAATGAAAATAACCTCTTGTCAAAAACTTTTCTTTTATAAGTGAGTCGTTGTAATCTATCTGTTGGTAGATCTTGGTTAGGTTAAATAAAGAATGCTTAGATTCATCTCTAAATGCATGTGACTCAGTTCTTGGGTACTGTCTATAGAACTCATTTAATGCATCAGCATCAGACTTGAGTGCAGCTACCTCGTTCTCCCACCAAGTAATAACGCCTTGCGTTATCATCTCTCCATCTATACCTTTCACTGCCTTTTTAGGATCCGTTAGTACTGGCCATCCAAATTCATCTATATATCCCTCAACATTCCACTCCATAGGAATGAACAATGAATACAGGCCACTCTTTGTTTGATTATTGGCTGATCGTTTGGATGTACTGCTATCATAGTATAAATCCTTAAAATTCTGACCGCCTTTTGGTAGAGCGTTTGATGTTGACCCCATCATACACTTACCTACAACCCTTGCACCTAAACGTAGACACGTTTTTGTTACTCTCCAGTTATTTAATATATTCTCAGGCTTTTCCCATTTTCCGCTTTCATCGTGCACAAGCATTAGCAATTTCTCACCATCGTAGCTGTTGTCAGCAGTATTCTTCCAGTCAATAGTTGTGTCAAGACCTTCAATATCTTCGGTCTTTTCTTCATCCATATTTCTCCTAGTGATCTTACTTGCTGGAACCCTAAAGGCTAGTTCAGTCTTCGGGTTATCCATACCGTCCTGTATTGGTTTAAAGAAGAAAGGATAATTCCTAACAATAGGAACAACCTTATCGGTAAACATCTTCTTAGCATCACTACCAGTCTTTGACAGTATACCAACCCTTGAATCTTTTGCTAATGTTGCGGTATTACACACCTCGGCAGAAGACATAAACGAGAAACCAGAACGTCTGTTCTTTAGGTAACACATACCAAAAGATCTATTGTCAGCCTTGCATGCTTCCCAGTATATGTAGAATATTCTGTTTGATTCCCTAAATTCTGGAAGACCGATATCTATCTTTGTCCATTGTAAATACATGTAGTGTGTTCCAGTTATATAGGTTGGTTTACCGTTATTTATAAACCAATGACCGTAATCCCTTCTGTCAAACTCTTGCTCTATGTAGTCTACATATTTTGATTTAAATGTGTTGTCCTTTCTGTTCCAGTCAAATACAGTCTTTATCTTCTGAAGTTCGGATGGATATTCCTCTGCTACCCACTTGTTATCTTTCTTTGATAGGGATTTTGGTTCTGAAGGTATAGCTATTTTTATTCCATTGATGTCATATATCTCACCTATAGTACCATCTCTTGATATCACCACGATGTCATACTCGGGGTGATAACCATATGTCCAAGACTTCTTTGCGTTCTTTGTTATGAATGCAGTCTTATGTATGTGATCGGTAACTAGTGTGTAAAGCTCCATTTTTATTTCTTCTTAACCCTACCTTCAGCGAATCCCTTATTACCAAGAGTAACCTCTGCCTTTGGTGACTCAGCGTTCTCCTCTTGCTCTATCTTTTGTAACATACTAAGAGCGTCCTCAAATGCAAGTCTCTTTGCAGATGCAGCATTCTTTAATTTGTCAGCAGATATGTCATCCTCTGATCTCGTTATGATGGGTTCTCTCAATACCTTTATTAGTTCATCTATAGCCACCTTAGCGGCCTCTAGTATCTCTATTTTTTTAGACATATATTCCTATTGTACATTCTGTAAAGAACTTCTTCATTTATTCTGAACTCATACTCACTCTCTGGAGTAAATGATACGATGTCACCCTCGGTGACTTCTGTCATTTCTTCGTTCTTAAATACCAACTCACCCCATAGTTCTTCAAGCCCAGATGTCGAGCTGAATATTTTGTCTTCAGAAGGTATTGGCCTAATGAAACAAAATGGTGACGGAGCAGCCCATCTGCCTCCATCTCTGGAATACAGATATACTTGATCGGTCTCTACGATAAACAGATCGTCAGTCAAGTGATGCCAACTGCTTTTTTGTCTGCCCTTCATGTCGTAATAAAATTTAAACACGTTATGATGGACGACAACAATGTCGCCTGGTTCTATTGGACCGTTGTAATATATAGGTGTTGATATAACGGTAGCGAATCTGTTTGCTACCTTATGATCTTCCTGGGATGAACTTATGATAAACTCTTTACCTTCGTAATTTCTGATGTTATCATATCGCCTCCCATCAACAGCTTTGATGATAAAGCAATATGGCGACTTCATATTAAAAATCTATTTTGTATTCTACTGATACTGGCATTGTATTAGAAAATTGCTTCCAGCATATGATCTCTCCTTCTCTCTCTATCCAAACCTGGTACCCTTCGGTACCAAGCTTGATAGCATAGATCGTATACTCGCTGTTTAAGACCCTTTGACCTACCGTGTAGTGCATGCACTTCATGTAGTCTGGCCCAACTGATATTTTTCTAATTATATTCACCTGTTAATAGATTAATATTGCTTGCGCCATATCTTTCTTGAACGTCCTTCTGGAATGAAGAAAATTCTTGCACTGCGATTTCAAGCTCTGTCATTACTGTTAGTTTTTGGCTTTTTAGACGTTCGAATGTTAGTTCGATATCAGCCACTTCGAACTTAAGGTCTCTGTACCTTCTGTTCAGCTCAACCAATCTGTTGAGATCTTGTTCTTCTAATTTTTTCATTTTAATTAAATTTTATAGTACAAATATAATGATTATTATAATGTCATATCAATAATCACTTCATAACCCATTTGCTCATAAGCTATCTTAGCATATTTGTGAGCTGTTTCCAAAGATTGTACTTCGCCTTGTTCTAATTCAGATTGATAACTTCCTACAGGTACATCAGTATAAAGCATTTTACCTTCTGTAAATGTTTGATAATTTGCAAATGTAGCCACCTCACCTTGAATAGTAGTTCCTGAGAAATCTCCTAAGAATCTGATTCTACCATAAACCTCTGGTAACTCAATACCTGTTCCTGAGATTGTAATCTTTTTTTCTTCTGTTGCTTTGATAATTAATGCCATAATTTTATTTTTTATGCTAAGATACCTAAATTCCTTAATGCCTTAACTATTTGTTGTAAAGTGTATCCATCAAAGGTGTCATCTGTTTTCATATTAGTACCACCTCCACCACTTACAAAAGTTGCAGAACCTACGCCTGTTGTTTCTTGATATATCTTAACTATGTTACCATTCTCAGTTCTAAAATGTGGTGCTGCATTTCCAGCTGTAATGTCGGCTGAATATACTTGAAACGCATCAGTTAAATTTGTTGAAGGAGCTGTTCCATTATTTAGTACAATTTTTCTTGTTCCTGTGCCTTGTGTTGTTCCTCCTAATACGATGTTTCTGCCATAGTAATTATAATAAAGTGAGTTATTTCCTGCTGTATCTGCACCTGACATAACAAATCCACTGTCATTTGTACCTTGAGAAATTGCCGTTAAAAATCCTACTGTTTGTTGATAGTTTCTTGAACTTGGAATTGTTCCTAATCCTAAGGCAAGGCTTTGTGTTGAGTTACTGGCTATTAGACCAAAACCAAGTTTAATATTACAGAATCTATCTACATCAAAATTATAAGAGTTATTATCAAAGTAAGCAAATGGAATTGATGTTGCTCCACCTTGTCTAATATTAAATAAATGACCTTGACCTGCTTGAGTAATTGTTGCACCGATATATACATCAGATGTTCCAAGAACAGTCATTATGTTGGCTGTATCAGCACTATTCCTAACCCTAAATGCTACATCAGTAGATAATGCTCCTTGTGCTCTTACATCAAGTCTTACACTTGTTGAAGGTGTTGCACCGACTCCAAGTCTTTTATTAGTGTTATCCCAAAAGAACGCAGCATCTTGCTGTACTACACCACCTGCTTGGAAGAATACTCTACCATCTGTTCCTGATGTTACTGCTGTTGTGCCTACTGTGATGCCTGTAGATATAGTCCAGCTTCTATTAGCGCTTAGGTCTTGTGTTGTACCATTAATAGTAATAGTACGTGTATCTGGAACGCTACCATCTTGTATATCCTCAATAGTATATACGTTAGAAGGGCTGTTAGCTTGGGTAGACTTCTTTTCAACAGTGTCTACTCCTGGAGCTATCCCTATGAATTTGGTTCCAGATGGTATCGACATAATTACATAGATATGTACCAGGTTGCGTCAGAGTGATTATACTGCAAACATACTGGTGTGTTAGATGATAATGAAGCTGGTGCTCCAACTATTGATGCTCCAGAACTTATCCAAGTAACTGTAGCTCTAGGATCAGTAGACATTATAACATATTTAGCTCCATTTAAATTTGAATTAGATGCAGGTAATGTTATAGCAAAAGAAGCTCCAGTTGTACCTGTAAAATATGTATTTGTTTCCGTGATAGTATATGATGTCAAAGTATTTGTTGATACTATCTCTGGTGAAGCGTTTAATTCTAATAAATTTTGAACATTAAAATTTACTTGATTGTTATTTTCATCAGTTCCAAATACAGTACAATTTACATTTGGTGCTACTACGTTATAATTATTTACTTTCATAATACAAATATAGTTATTTTCCTTGACCTCTTGATCTCTTCTTATACAGCCTACTGGTCTTGATCTTAGAGCTCTTTGTCTTAGCATGAACTCCTGGTCTACTTACCTTTGGTCTTGCTATAAATGACGATGCTTCTTTTTGTTTTTTCATAACGACTTTAACATATTTATTAATCTCGGACAAGGATATACATCTGACTTATCTACTCTAACAGAGTTATGGGTGTATAGACCGTTTTCCCCTTTTAATGCTCGTGTGTTTAACGAAAAGATGTCATCGTTATACTTTAAAGATATTCCGTAAGTCTTACCTAAGTAAACTAACAACTCACGTAACGATTCAATTTGTTTGTCGCTATACTTATGCCACGTTTTATGGTTCTTAAATGGTTTCTCTAACCAAGTAACCTCTGACGTGTCTACTACACCACCTACATAGTTATAATACTTACCACCTTTTTCTACTAAGTACGCCCAGTTAGTTAACTCTATTCCTATTGAATATTTATCTAAGTTCTTATAAGGTAGTCCTTGACCTTTAAATACACTATCTTTTACGCCTAAGTGCCACGCCCATTCTCTTGAACTAAACGCTTGTGCTATCGTACCCTCGTAACCTATTACAAAAGCAGTAGCTACACGTTCTTTGTTAGCCTCCCAACCTTTAATTGTAGCAATAGGGTTTTTATTCCCCGCTGTATGATGTAAATAGATTTGTTTTTTATCCGTGTTTTCGTTAATAAACTGCGATTCGGGTAAACGCTGTTGAACTATTTTAGTCGTGTCCATTATTCTTTGATTTTATTAGCTTCTTCTTTAGCTCTTAATACAAATGCTCTAAGAGACTTTATAATGTTCTTGCCTGTTACGGCTTCATAGTTTTCATTGATTGACAATATCTCTACAAACACACATCCAAGAGCTACAACTTTTGTCATTATAAGCTCAACAGAGATAAACTCAGCCACTAAATCAGCCGCTATGTACTTCTCTATCAAGAACACAAAAACAATCGCTCCAGAGTAAAGAACAGACTTACTTATAGTATGAGATAACTTTCTGCTCTTTATGGATACCCATCCGTTCTTTTTAACGCTTCGCCAGATGCCAAACATTGTGTCCAGTAGTATCGCAAATATCGCTATGTAGATCATAGGTTTTACAGGACTTATTACAGCTAGTAATGATGCTAGTAATATCTTAATTTTCATTTCTTGAAGAATATATTATGTAAATAACTAAAAATATAAACAAGATGCCTAGTACTCTATATACCCACATCTTGTTGTTTTTTTCATAATATTTTACTGGTATCTTCCTCTCTATGATCTTCTCGTATGGCTTTTCGATAAACACAGTGTCACACTTTCCGTTTATGTATACCTTATCGTCAACCCTCCATACCTTAACCTTTAAACGATCTTTTATTATGGTGACAGTATCATACAACTGATCTACCTTTACAACGGTGTCTACCCTTACCTCTGGGATTGTTATTCTGATGGTATCTCTGATGGTATCCTTTATTATTAAGGTGTCAGTAGTTAACAGATAAGGATGATTCTTGATCAACCTATTGAACCGTTGTTTTGGACTACAAGAGAACAATAAAAGCAATATACATGCAATTATTCTCATATTTTTATAGCTATACCTATTAACATATTACCAAAGAGCAATAATGTTAGTAGCTGTTGTTGTAGATGAAAACACTCTGATCACTTGTATCGGAATGAATGAACCGTTTGGAACATTTTGTAACGTAACGTCATCACCGTCTGCTGTCATAATACGCAATATACCACCTGTACCTACGTATAGAACACAAGGCCATTGTGCAGTGTTTGGCGAAGCAGTCGCATCACCTGGGTATGGGATATTCACCGTATTACTTGGTGTAACAACAGCAGCTCTGCTGGTTTGTAGTTTTAAGTTTGCCATTTCTTATTTTTTTGTGCTTTTACCGTTAGCTCCATTACGACCCCTATTGATCGATGGACTTTCAAGTACAAATTTACCATTTTTTTTCTTACTAACATCCATACCGCCCTTACCGTCAATATCTCTGCTTCTCCTCTCCTTTGTGTGCTCTGCTCTATATTTCTTTTGCTCATGAGTAGCGTTAAGCTCACGCTGGTATTCTCGCCTCTTCTCAGCGGCCTTTGGATTCGCTGCGTAGTATCTTGATGTTTTACTTGTTCCCATTAATCTCTATATTTTTTAACTTTATTAGCAATACTTTTAGGTTGATTGACAACCGATCCAGTACCTCCACCCTTACGCTTTGCTCTTGTAGTGGCTGCGTATTCTGCATTAGTTAATGCAGCGATTGCCTTCTTAGGTAGGTATCGCTCACCAGTATCCTTGCTTGGTTTACCACTCTTTGTTCCCCACTCTTGCTTTGTCCATTTTGACAGGCTGTTTGAATCTGACTTTTTACCGATATATTTACCGCCAGCCTCTTTATACTTAGAAACAGCCAATTGGGCCTTGCGAGCTGACCATTGGCCTGCATCACCGCCCTTTGTGCCCGACTTAACGCTTGACACAATGCGACTCCATAACGCTGGATTGGATTTTTTAGCTACCCCTTTTTCCATTTTGTACTTGGGCTACTAGTTTTACTTGGAGACCATTTAACCTTATCAGCCCACCAAGCGGCAGACATCTTGCCCTTAGCGATGTTCTTTGCGTGACGGCTCTTAAAAGCCTCACGTTGACCGACTGTTTGATTGGTCTTTACTCCTTGCTGTCCAAAGCGTATCGTTTTAATCTGATCGCCTTCTTTGGCTACAACGATATGACTTTTGGTTGGATGGCTGGGGGTTCTTTTTGGTTTGTTAAACCCCTCAACTCCAGCTCTTTCTAATCTTGGGTCTTTCATTTATTTATTTTATTAAAAAAATCATTCCCAAGTACAGCGGCTTTTGTAAGTAAAGGTCTTGCTTTAGCACCATATTTAGTACCCTTTAAAACATACTTACTTGACTTTGGAGTAATTCCAGCACCAGCTAAGTCGATTCCAGTGTTAACTCCAGCTTTTACAACATTATCTAATGTTGGATTTTTTAAAGCTTTATTTACTGATTTTCTAGTATCTGAATTAGGATCCGCTAGGTTTTTAATACTAGAAGCCTTTATATATGTAGAAATAATATTAGAAGGTGTAAGAGCTCCAGATGTAGCACTTGTCACAGCTCTACCTAAAGGAAGAGGAGTTTCTAGTGCAGCCTTTGTGGCACTAACAACAGGCTCAGAAGCTAATCCTTTAAAAACAGAAGCGGCTGAAGATCCTACTCCAGTTGGAGCTATATATTCAATAACACCCATACCTTCTTTTGGTTTTATGTTTAGTTCTTTCGCTGTCCTTCCCATTCTTTGCATATCTCTAACTGAAGATGGAACTCCTGTGCTTGGAGCTTCGGTAGCTATATTTGCAATACCTTTTGCTTTGTTTGATTTTTCAACAGCAGCAGCTCTATCTGCAAAACTAGATGTTGATTGTTTTTTTGCTACTGGTTTTTTAGCAGCAACTGGTTTTGCTTTAGATACTTCTTTTTTAACGGTAGCCATATCAGACTTACTTAATGTAGGTCTTACTACTTTCCCTGGTTTCCATGTTTTATCTCCTGGCATGACTTTATTTTTTATACGGATGTTCTTTGTGCCATTTTTTTGTTGCTGCGATTCCTTGTTTTACGGTTTTTACATCCGCAATTCTAGTTAAATTAATAGTATCCCATTTACCCTTGTCTTTGGTTGGATGGTTTACCATTATATCACCAGGATTTCCTTTCCCAATTTTATTGGTCTTTTTGTATATCCTGTGCTTTTCTCCGTCAGCAATTACTATAGCCATTTTATTTTTTAGAGATCTTCTTCATAGCGGCCTTCATGCCGTACTCCTTGATCATCTCTTTTTTAGACTCAGACTTCTCGTGCTTCATCTTTGCAGCTTTGCTAGCGTATTTTTCGCCAGTCTTTTTTTCTACGATCTTTTTCATAACTTTGTTTTTACAAATATAATAAAATGAAACGAAAGATTTACAAACACCACAAGAGAAAAAAGATTAGATATCAAGGTGTAATCTCTGAATTTGAGTTTATGAAGTACTGGCCAGTGATCAAAAGATGGGCCGTCGTGAACTACGATCTAAAGTCAAGTATTGAGCTTGAAGTACTGTTAGTACTGTACTCAAAGAAACTATTTACAAGGGCAGAACTGTACGAACAACTTAACTATATGAGCTGGGATGCCAACATGTTAAGACGTCTAGAGGAAAATGGTATGATACAGCTATGGATGAAAAGAGACTGGGGTCAAAGTAATGTGTACAACCTTACACATAAAAGTAAGAAGATGATAAACGGTATATATAAAAAGATGTTAGGTCTTGAACCAATACCAGAGTCACCTAGACGAAATAGAGTTTTCAGAGAAAACGCACCATTCCATCAGAAGACTCTGGCTAAGGCTATAACTAAGGTTAACGAAGAACGCAAACAACGTCCTTTTCTTGAATGACAGTTAACCTCTCGTTGTCTATCAATACGTCATGTCCAGCTACCTTGTCGAACAGTATCTCACTGCTCTCTTCAACACCGCTTACATTTTGACCGAAAGAGATTACGGTAGCCTTTTGGTACCGTAACTCCCTCATATCGTCAGCTCCATACATGAAACCAGTCGTTGACATGTTGTTGCTGTCTTGCTGTCTCTTTACTAGTAGGAATTTATTTAATACTCTCATCTGCTCTTACATTTGTTATTATTGCATTTGTGCTCATTATAGTAGTAGCTACAGACACTGCGTTTAACAGTGCGTTCTTTGTAACTTTCGCTGGATCAATGATGCCAAGCTTTAACATGTCACCGTACTGCTCGTTCTTAACGTCATACCCCTCGTTCTCTATTGGCAACATATTAGCCTTTATCTCCTCTGGGTCCTTACCTGCGTTAATTAATATCTGATAGAACGGAGCGATCACAGTGTCACGCATTATCTTACAAGCAGTACTGTCTCCACGTAGTGTGAATGATGCAGCGTCAACTAGCGCTATACCTCCACCTGGAAGTATACCCTCCTCTAGTGCAGCAGTTACAGCACACACAGCGTCGTCAATACGATCTCTCTTCTCCTTCTGCTCAATGTCACTTAAGGCACCAACATATATAACACCAACACCGCCAGATAGGTTTGCAATACGCTCGTTCGTAAAGTCAAGCAACTCCTTGTCGGATGACATCTCAGATCTAGAGTCCTTTAGCTGACTAACTTGTGTGTCGATAGCATCAGCCCTCTCAGCGTTTGGCATAAATACCGTCATACCCTTACTCACAACAATACGGTTCGCACGACCTAGGTCAGCTACAGTTATTAATGACAAATCGTCACCAGTAGACTCAGAGAAGAACGTACCGCCTGTAGCGATAGCTATGTCCTCCATAAGGTCCTTTGTGCGGTACCCAAACGATGGTGGCTGAATGTTACACGCCTTGATCTGCCCCTTAGCCACGTTTAAGTTTAATGTGTTCATAGCGTTCTGGCCTAACGTACCAATAATCAATAACGGCTTTTGGTTCATAACGCAGTGCTTTAATATACTCTCGATAGATATCAAGTTATTTATCTCGTGATCGCATATCAACACGTATGGGTTGTCAAGAACACACTCTTGCTTCTTTTGGTCTGTGATAAAGTAAGGTGACGTCATTCCACGGTCGATCTTCATACCTTTTATTATCTCGACATATGTGTTGCTTGTCATACTGTTCTCAACAGTAACAACGTCAACCTCGTTGAACGCACTAGCGATCATCTTACCGATCTCTCTGTCGTTGTTTGCGCTTATAGTGGCTACATCAACCAACTTTTTACCCTTTACCTTTTTACTTTTCTTGTCTAAATACGCCACAACGTCCTTTGTTAGGTCGTTTATCTCTCTTATAACCTCAGTCACGTTGTCTGTGTCAGATAAGTGTACGTCAGAAGAGTTGATAAGAGCCTCAGCCAATACTATAGATGTGGTTGTACCGTCACCAGCAACCGTTGCTGTCTTCTCAGCAGCCTGGCGCATCATAATAACAGCCAAGTTCTCAGTCGGATCAAACAAGTTTATCGACTTAGCGACCGTTACACCGTCCTTTGTTACTGTTATACCACCCACATGGTGCTCTGACTCTATTAGTACCGTGCGCCCTCGCGCACCTAATGTACTTTTGACTGCTCCAGCGATCGTCTTGATGCCTTTTTTGAGCTTTTGTTGGCCTTCTTGGCCTAAATGAACATGTTTTACTACCATTTTATTATATTTTGACACAAATATAATAATAAATAACAAAAAACCCTCCGATTGGAGGGCTGTTTTATCTATTTTTTGGTTTTTTTCTTCAAGTCTTGTGCTGTAGCACCCTGCACTGCCTCTGTTGTGAAAAACCTTATTGGTTTCTTTGGCTTTATTGACGTTTTAACATCCTCTAAACTTCCACCTCTCTTGACATCTGATGTACGAACACCCATATATCTTTGGCCTTGAGGAAGAGACTCTATGTATTTCTGTCCGAGTTTTGCTTGCTTGCCTTCCTCTTTATACAATTTTATCATTTTTGTAATTTCTCTCTTCTCAGCAGGCAAAGTTTTTTCTTTTCTGTCTGATCTTGATTCCTTTATATATCCCTTCAGTTCTTTTCTGTATTCAGATAGCTCTCCTGGACTCTTATACCTAGCAACGTCAGTACCCTCACCTTGACCCATACCATAATAAGCAGCAGCCATCTTTTGCTCCTTGCCATATGTGTAGCCTCTTTGACCTTTATTTTTAAAATATGTTATTGATTTTGCTCCAGTCTCACCGCCTCTTGGAGTTCTTTTTGAAGGGGCCGTCCACTCTTCTTCTTTCTGTCTTTCTACCAAGTTTGGTTTACGAGTTATTTTGTTAGCCTTAAGTGTAGGCATTCTTCCAATGTCCTCTCTTGGATCTGACTTTTTAACTGTAGGTACGTCAATAGTAGGGTTTTTATAACGAGATCCCCCACTACCGAAACTACCCATCTTACCACTAGCCATTCCAGCATAGTACTGTCTCTCCATTCCTTCAGACTCTTTTGGTCTGTTTTTACCCTCAGCAGCATATGCTTTTTTGTAAAAACTACCACCTGGCTTATAGTCAAAACGAACATCAATTTTACTACCACCTGCCGCTGTTTTAGATGTATACATTCTAGGCTCATCGTACTCAACGTCACTTATCTTATCTGTTTTCCCAGTGATGTAGTCAATTACTGGCTTGTCGTAGTTCTTTAGATTCTCTATCTTTAGCTTACCAGATTTATACATATTCCTAACATCTGGCCATGATGATATGGTCTCATTTCCAGCCTTCTTGCCATATAGTGATTTTGAAGCTATCCTAGCTCCAGTTATCGGATCTACGTCCTTTGGTGCTCTTTTTAATGCCATAATAACATAATTTTAAAAATTAACAAATTTAGGTGAAGCTCATTGTCTAAACCTTCCTCAGCCTTGTAATACTCAAAACCAACATTAAGGCCGTAAGGTATACTAAACTGTAGGATTACTGTCATCCTTTCATCCACCTCTTATTATTTATAACGTTAGGATTATTTGGATCAATGCGTTTGTTTGTTTTTACTTTTACAGTACCGTCTTTAAAAACAGTTGTTGTTGTTTTAACTGGAACCTCATTATAAAACCTTGTAGGCAAACCAGAAGGAGTTTTTTTAATAGTTCTGAATGGATTAGGAACCGCTACAAACTTATTAGCTGTAGAATGTTCTACGGTTTTCGTCTTTATTTTTTTATCGTTTGGCATGACTTTATTTTTTGTAAAGATAATGAATTCTTTTTTATTAGATCCAAGTTCTTCTTGATCGTGTTCTTCCGTTTGATGTGTTTTTTAACCACGGCTAATTGTTTTTTGTTTGACTGTTTTACCCTTTTTTACTACCGTGACGTCTCGGAATGTTTTCTTGACACCAGCATCAGTGTATGAGTAGTCTCTGATTGTTTTGGTCTTCCTAGGTGTTGTTATCGTCTTGGTAACGTCAATGTCACCAGCCATCCAAGGAGCCTTTACCTTACCACCCTTACCGTCACTGATATACGTGTTGTCCTTTATAACTATCTTTCTTTTGCCAGGCATATATATTTTTTGGTAAATATACTGAATTTTTGGGTAATACCCCCATCTGGCGCTCCAGCCCGATCGACCGAAACGACTTGAAAATCGACATGGGGGTATGCATTTTGGAAAGTTCGGTCGGACTTTTTGGCTTTTTGCCTAGCGACCTGCCTGCCTGCCTGCATGTACGCTACGCGCACGTGTGTAGGGGTGGGTGTGCTTGTGCGTAGGGGTGGGGTGGTGGTTATTATCTGAGACCAATTCATCCACCCTTAAATTTGCCCACACAACTTGTACTATAACATGTATTATGTTAAATAGAACTGCAGACCAATCGACCAATCGACCGTCCGTTCTACGTTTCAGAGCGATTGATTGGAGGGTAGGGGTTGGAACACCTATGTAAACAAATCCCCAAATGAATTTATTGCAATTTATATGTTATTCACATCAATCCAAATACCAATAAGGTTTTGCCAGTCATAAACTAGCTCTCTCATTGTGTCATCACTACGTATAAACACTTAGATCCTTATACGTATAAACACGTATTTTTAAAAACGTATAGCAAAAAGTTTGTTATTAATCCAATCAGTTGCCGTTACTTTGTTTCAGAATCAACGACCAAACGTGGTCACATAGTTGGACTGAGACCGCGAGTCTAATAAAGCGAGGTGCGAAAGCGATAGCACTATAAAATACACCGCACGGGATAGGCTGACCCGTTGAGCAAAGAGCCACTCCCCCTCCGAGGGTATTAATATCGGCACTGAAGCTTACAGGAGATTGAAGCAGAGATAAACCGCAGTGATGCGCCATACTCAAAGTCAAGAAGTCGAAAAAGCCGTGAAAATTCATAACCAAAGGAAGGACGCGAAAAATCTGAGGGTGGTAGTGCCCCCTACCGAGGGTGATTCGGTATTCGTTTTTGGTATAGCGCGTTAAACCATACTTCCACCAAGAAAAAAAACTTAGCCGTGTTGACTATGAGTCATTTACTGAGAGCGAAACTCAGCACGGCACTAACCATTTAAATTTATAGCCATGAAAGTAGTATTTGCAGTTTGGACAAGCAGTTTAGCGTTTGGAGTTATATTCGGTATTTCATATGCCATCTATCAACTCGTAACAGGGCACGTTCCACCGATTTACATTTAGGTTAACTGATGAGACTTCAATAGTCGAAACGACATTCAAAAGATGTCGTCTTAACCATTTAAAATTTAGAACTCATGTTTGGAGTAAGAAGAAATTTAGGAGCAGTAAACAAAGGCTTTTTGCAGATACACGAATTGGAAAGCAAGTCTAAAATAAAATCGGGTAGCAAAGATATCTTGGTTAACCCTTCTACTCATATGATTGTTATGTACGGATGCTACTTACACAATTCTAGCACAAGAGCTGAGAAGATTAACAAGGGTGAGATACACAAGGAGAGATGTGCTTGGATATCTTGTGAGAGATACGAGATTGTTGAGTTGTCTAATGTGAACGGAGACGAGATATCTTACAATCCAAGAGTAAACCCATTCTTCTCTTTGAACGGAAGTAACGTAGATAAACAAACATTCGATTTAATAGTAACTAACGGGGTAAAAATCTTTAAAATTTAAACGTCATGGGATTCTTTAGTTTTAAAACACAAGACACAAACAAGTCAATTGCTAACATTCATTCTTCAATGGACACTATGAAGGTAGTACTAATGGACAACAAGGGAAACACTTGGGTAGAGCATGAGTACAACGGATATGGTGATTTTGGGGGTAAGGACTATTACGAGTTAGTAGCTGAGATGAACGGCAAATCAACACGAGATGAAGGGATAAAGATATCATTCAGCAATGGTGATTGGATATTCCCAAATATCGTTGAAAACTCAGACGAGTGGACATGGAGAAATGAAGAGCCTTCAAGATGTGAGTATCAAGGATACTTTTACTAGGTTAACTGACGAGTCCTTAATGGACGAAACGCGGACTTTGCCAGTACGCGTCTTAACCAATTTAATTTAATAACCATGAGCACAAAAATTTTAAGAATTGAGGGGAACTTCGAGGTATGGGGATTCTTTCTAAACGGAACATTAGTTAAGACTAAGAGATTATTAATTCCATTCAGAGCGCGATGATACTAGTATTTTTTAACCATCGTAGAGAGCAGATAATCATTACGAAGGACTTTGAGAACGAACAACATTTTAATAACTATGTAGCTTACATGCAGAAGCGTTACGGCTACCAATTGGATGAGGTATATAATAAATAGAAATCATGAAAACAATAGAAAAAATCGAAAACGCATCAAATATGATGGACATTCAAGGTTACATCTACTCTGATGTTTATTACAAGTATTGCTCTAAGTTTGCAGAGGAAGGAAATCCGTTTAATAGGTCAAAAGAAACTCAAGAAAATTGGCATCAACGCTTGATGGCGAGATTTGGAAACGAGATGAAGCAAGAGAGAATTGATTTATTTAATTTGATTCCTTCAAGATTTGAGAAATGCTTTATGTATAAAAAGATGAAAGGCGAGATTTTCGCGTAAAATAACAAAACAAGGGGTGCGACTTGGTAACGCACATTAATTTTAACCATATGAAAACAGGTAAAATAAACGTAGGTTTCAACGAGACGAGTGGAACTACAAGACGACTATCAGTTCGAGAGCAATTGATTCGCAACAAGCAATTCGTTGGCATCAACGAAATCAACCATCCAATCCATGGTAAGATTACCATACCAAGAGATAGGATAGACGACCTTTTAAACTACCAAGAAGGTCACTTGATTAGGTTCAAGAAATCAAGGTTAACTGACGAGGTCTAACTGACCGAAACGGCACTGGCAAAGTGCCGTCTTAACCATTTAAAAAATAGAAATCATGACAGTACAACAAGCAAAACAAGTATTAAGAGATGCAGGTTATTTTGTAGATAACTTATGGACAATTCAAGACGTTCAAGATAGATTTGAATGTAATGACGAAACAGCTCAAGGTATTTTATACGATGCGCTAACAAATGAATACATAGTAGAGAAAATATTTGAGCAGATATATGACTACGCTACATGTGAAAATTTAACTGAAAAATAGAAACCATGGAAACAACAATCAACGTGCTTGAGTTAGCTAGTGAGTTAGCTCATATCAGAACATTTCAAGAGTCGGGAGATATCATCAACAATGAGGATGATATGTACCAAGACATAAACGCTGAAGTGTTAACATATACCGAAGAGATACAAGACCGATTTAACGATTGGTATGACTTCTACTTAGGAGAGATAAACAAATGTTCAATTTAACAACTAGAAATCATGAGAGTAATTAGAGTAGAATCAAAAGTAATGGAAAACTTAAAAGTAAATGAGCACAATAATGTTAGTAAGATAACTATATTTATGCCAGTAACGGGGATAACTTCGCAAAATCAAACGGATATCTTTTTTACCAAACAAAATCTAAATTTAGATTCAAATTTTATGAGTATCAAAACAATTAATAAAAGAGACTTAGTTATAAATACCAACCATGTTATATTAGTTGAGCGTGGCAGATTGATTGAACTACAAAATGGATTTGTTTTCTTTATAAGAGAAAACCAAGAATACGAGATTAAAGATAAAGAGAATTACGGATATTCAAGTCCCGATACAACATTTTAATAACTAGAAATCATGAATAAATACATTGTAACAACCAAGCAAGGCGTGTTTTACGTACAAGCTTGGAACGAAGGAAAGGTAATGAGTTTAATGTCATACGAGGGTTATGACGTATTATCAATAGAAATAATTTAGAAACCATGGAAAAATTTGCAAGACGTTGCGATGCTACAGGACGTGGCATGAACGAAGGATATGTGGTAGGTGATGGAGAACTATACTTCAGCACAAATGAACACCTATTAGAACACTTAAAAGGACTTGATTGGGTAGACTGCAACGGCAATCGTTCAGCAGACCTAACGGAAGACGAGGACATATTTGAGTACTTCTACAACGAGGAGTACTACTACTACACCGAGTGGGAAGAAATAGACGAGGACGAGTGGTACGACGCAGAAGGTAACGAATATAATAACTAATAAAATGGATACAATAGATAGAATAATTGCATACGAGAGCGGGATGCTTGATGGTGCTGAGATGGTATACATGTTCGCTGAACTTGTAAAAAATGGTAGTGCATGGTCGCTACAAGGTCATTACGGACGGATGGCATCCCGACTAATAGAGGTCGGGATATTAACCAAGGATGGTGACATAGATGAAATGAGAGCAATAGAGTACGGAATAGAAATGTAATAATAATTAAGCCATGGAAAAATATTTTTTAAAGAAAGTGTCATACAAGTATTATGACGATGAGTATGACCGTTGGAGAACAATTAATGAGTCTTATATAATAACTGAACAAGGTAACAATGAAACATACCTAATTGATTCATCAGAAGTATTTAGATTATACAATGAAGACATTGAGCAATGGAATGGAACAGGTGATGTATCAAAATACTTTTCAATAGATATTGAACATTTAATTATCATAAAGAATGAAAAAGACTTAGAAGACATCAAGAGAATCTTCAAAATAAATACTACCGAGGAGTACTTAAAAACAATCTATCTAAAAATACAAAACTACGGAGGTAGCGAAGAGGGAGGTTGGTACTATCACACACTAAGTGCAACAAATCTAAAAGAAGATGAAGTAGAAATAGGTACAGACCGATATGGAGAAGGATACGTAATTTACGAAGAACTATATTTCGGTCAACATGAAAACACAAAACGTCAAACATATTGTTAAATATTATGCTAAAACAATTCAGCCAGTCACTACACCAAACAGGACGTTCGGTAAGTGAATTAAACTACACGTCAAGATACACGACTCTTGACCAAACCAAACAATACATCTGTCTATCGATCGATGACATCGAAGCAAGTGTTCGGGCATTCATCCGACAGCACGGCATGACGACCGACATGTTGTTCGGTGAGTTCGATGGGGAGGTATTAAAGCTTTCCGTTCTGACTTGTCACAAAGACAAACGGTCAGCCTTATTCTTCGGCATGGTTAACAGCCAACCAATCGTTGACACTAACACGATGATTGTGACTTCTCTACCAACGCTTCAATTAACAGGCACTAACACGCAGAGAATGAGCTACATAAATTATTACGTAGATAATTTGTGTTAACCTGTGTTGACTTTATGTTAAGTTTGTGTTGACTTTTTTCGACCTAACTTACACATTATCAGTCAATTAACCATTTTAGTGTTAACTTTACGACTTTTAGTACGTACTGGTAGAAAAAAAATACTACACTACTACTACTACTATATCTATATATATATATTACTTTTTTTTTAAAAAATAGAAAAAAGTTGTAAAGTTAACACTTTCCTTATAAACACTAGAAAAAGTTAACACAAAGTCGTAATAAAGTCAACACAAAACCCCAAAACTTAACACAAAATGAAAAAAACAATTGTCGTATGGTTCTCATGTGGAGCCGCTAGTGCCGTAGCTTCAAAACGGACAATAGAGAAATATGGAGACACTCACAACATTCTAATCGTAAACAATCCTGTTGACGAGGAGGACTCTGACAACCGAAGATTTCTTGATGACGTATCAAAATGGATAGGTCAACCAATCATCCAAGCAGTCAACAGCACAGCCAACACAACATCAGCTGTTGACATATGGGACAAGCGTAAGTACATGAGCGGTATAAATGGTGCTCCGTGTACACTTGTCTTAAAGAAGGGAGCTAGGTACGAGTTTGAGAAATCAAACTACATAGACTACCATGTGTTAGGATTCACGGCAGACGAGGTAGACAGGCATGAGCGTTTTGTCAAGTACGAGAGGTCTAATGTTTTGCCAGTATTGATTGACGAAGGGATAACAAAGCAGATGTGTTTTGACATCATAACTAGTGCAGGTATAACCCTACCTAGGGTATACATGATGGGATATCCCAACGCCAACTGCATAGGCTGTGTAAAGGCTACATCTCCAACGTATTGGAATCATGTGAGGAGAATGCATCCCGAACAATTTAGAGAGAGGGCAGAGCAGAGCCGTCGTTTAGGTGTTCGGTTAGTTAGATATAAAGGCAAACGTATATTTCTTGACGAGTTACCCGAGGATGCTAAGGGTAGAGGTATGCGGTCTTATGAATGTGGAATTTTTTGCGATACAAAATGAACGAGATAATAAAATTTACCATCGAGAACTTAGGTCTTAGCCACATAAAGTTCAGCAGTTCAAAAGTCATTGGAGGACGTTTGATACTACGCACCAAGTACGACAGCCAATTAGTCAAACGATATGCCCATCGGTCTGAGATAGACAACCTAACTGGCGAAATAATAATTAAATTTACTAATGTAAAAATCATACTATGCTAGAACAAATTTTTAAAGACATCTTCATGGACACCATGGAGAGGTTAAGGGAGATGACTCCCGACGATAGGCATGACGTCCTATTGTCAGCTTATGACTCAAGACAAAGAGAGAGCTTCGAGCGGATGTTAGACGAGCTGTCTGAATGCGCTCTTGACCTTGAGTACTATGAGATATGTGCAACCATAAAAAAAATAAAAGATGAAAAACTATCAGTGGTGGACTAACTTCAATTGGGAGTTATACATGCGAGTTATAAAAGCTAAAAATGAAAACGTATAACGTAACAACGGACACAGGTGACGTTATAAAGGTAACGACAAGCGACATAGACGAGACGATAGATATGCTGTCAGCTATGCTTGGAGTTATAATAATAAGTTACGAGGAGTCCGTTGTCCAAATACCTATAAATCTATGCGACTTAAATTAATTCTATTCTTAGTGGTGTGGTACATCGCTATGATTTTTTTACTCTTAATTTCAATCTTATGTATAAATCGATTATTCTAACGGTCGCTTTGATGACCGCACCGTTCGTTGCCGATGCGCAATGGTCGGTAGACAGCAGGAACTTCAAGAAAGTTAACGAGCACACTCGTGTAATGCGTAACTACTCAAAACAACGCATACGAGTAATTTTAACTATAGTTCTAACTAACAACAACTACATCTTGGACACGATGATATTCAACTCCAAGAGCCCAGTTCCTTTCTTCCATAGTTGGGAGACCAAGCACCACGTCAAAACGATGGCTGTTGTGGAGAACGACAACAACAAGTACGACATCTACTTGTTTCACCATCGAAAAGAGGAGACATTCTACTTTAGAGTTGACGGACTAAATTACGGGTACTTACCATGATAAAGGCTTGGGAAGAGTTAGAGAGAACCGTCTCATTGTTTTGGACAGGAGACGAAGACAACCCAACGACAAGATGGTATCTTGACATGGGTGTAAAGATAGAGCGTTATGAGAAGGACGGTCGCATCGTCATACACGACACCATGACAAACAGCGAGAAGTACAGGCTGATTAACGATATACAAGAGTACTACTTCACTGAGTATGGTTGGTATGTAGGCTGTCTAAAGGTAAACATAGACGCCATTGAGGAGCGTATTGACTGGCTACATCACTGCATAAAGTACACTGATGACAAAGAGTCAATAGATAAGCGAATAAAAAAATATTCCGACAAACTGTTGGATTATAAACAAAAGTTAAATAAATTTGTATAAAATTATGGCACACTGGAGAAATTTAATGAAAGACAACAAGTACCTCGGAGCATGGGACTTGGAGGTAAATGGGAAGTACGAACAGAAGTTAGTAACGATCGATAAGATATACCAAGACACCTTTGTTGGTGAGATGGGTAAGGAGGACAAGGTCTTCGTAAAGTTAAAAGAGTTTGACAAGCCTATGGTTTGCAACCGATCAAACTTTAAAAGGCTAGAGACGTTCTTTGGATCTTTCGACTTTAACGACTACTTAAACAAGCAGATAGTCTTGTCAACCGAGAAGGTAAAGAGTCCTCAAGGCATGGTCGACGCGCTGAGATTCAGCACACGTCCATTGCCTAAGCTACCTCAACTGCCAGACGATAAGCTTGATAGCGCAGTCAACGCAGTAAAGGCTGGCTCTACGACAATTGAGAAGATACAAAAGCAGTACAGCCTAACTGACGACCAATTAAAACAATTGAGCGATGTTTAGGTGTTCGTCTGCGTATCCATTGTTTTTGGGTGATGCTGGTTTGACGTTAAAACAGCAAGAGACACTTGACTCGTTAATGGAGAAGATAAAGTTAACGGAGAAGCAAGCCATAACAAGAGATGAGTTAATACAAAAGAGGGATGCTCCATACGAGTTATCTGCTGGCGCAAGGACGCTCATAGAGGAGGCTGTAGAGCAAGAGTTATGGGGTTATAAGCCATCGTTCAGTAGTCGTGAGACGACAAAGGGTACAATGGTTGAGGGTGAGGCGATTGAGTTGTACAATCGTATAAACTTTACGAGCCATGAGAAGTCTGACATGCATCTAACGTATAGAGATGGATTACTTTCGGGGCATCCAGACATTACTGGGGATGGTATTGTTGTTGACATAAAGTCTCCATGGTCAAAGAAGACATTTCCAAAGACCATAGAGAAGGCACGTAATCCGCAGTACGAGTGGCAAGTAAAGTTATACCTATTTATGCTTACAAAATCAACAGGTAATCACTGGCGTTATGGTCGCATAGCGTACATGCTTGTAAACACTCCAGAGGAGTTGATACCAGAGGGTGAGGGTGACGAGCTTCACTACATGGACAATCTTCCAGACTCATTACGACAAGTGATAGTTCCAGTTGAGCTTACAGTTGATGACATAAAAAAGATAGACGAGCGGTTAGACATCGCTATTGAATACGCTAACAAATACAGAGAGAGATGGACATAACAAAAGAGTGGTTACTAGAGCAGGGCTTCGTTGAGCTGACAGGTAACAGATATGAACTTAAGTACGAGCCAACACTAAGCCTAACTGTCGACCTACATGACAAAGAGGTCGTTGTGTTCGTAAATCAAGACATGGAGAGGATAGGGCCCGATCAGAGTGTGGTTCTAACGACGGTGAGGACGAGGGCAGAGATAGTGGCTCTGTTGAAATTATTAATTAAAATCAAATAAAGTATGAGTAGTTTTAAAATGAAGGGTGTTGTCCACAAGGTAGGACAAACGATGAT